TTGATTTAATTGAAATTAATGTATAGTTTTTTTGGACAAATCTTCGACACCGAAATCATCGAACTCTTCATCCATTAAGTCATCGTATTCACCATTAGCTTGCATCTCTTCTATGAGTGATGACATACGTTCTTGTAGACTTCCTCTGTCAATAGGTTCCTTATCGATGATAGGAATGGTTTCGGTCTCTACCCAATTACTCCATCTCACACATGCTTGGTCATACATAGGGATGTATTGTTTTGCAAGTGATACTGTTGCCATGATGGTGTCTTTTTCAATTGATACGACTGGTTCATCAGTCATAGGGATATAAGGATAAAATTGACATACCGTGTGACCAGCTTGAAACTTTGAAGGTATTAAAGAACAATGCATCGGTAAGGTCACGTCTACACTGTCTCCCCTATCTACGGTCATACCCACTATTTCTAACCCGTTCTTAAGTTTTACAACTTGATATCTCTCGGGTGTTTTGATTAGGTCTTTAGGTGTTGTCATTATTTTAGATTTATTGTATGCATGTTGTATACAAATTTCTCCTCGTTATAGATATTTATTCTTTCTTTTAAGTGATTGAGAGTATAATTCTCACATTGTAAGTCATCTGCAATATCAAAGAGTTTCAAGTTTTTCTTATCATCTGATACTCTCAGACCACGTCCTATGGATTGTAAATTTCTAATTCTAGATTTGGTAGGACTTGCAAATACAATATTATTTATCTTTTTAATATTGACCCCTGTAGAGAAAACACCATAAGATGCAAGTATAACACTGTCATTACTCTTCTCTACTTTCTCTCTAACTAGTTCACGGTCTAGTGCATCTGTACCACCATAAACATAGTGTAAGTTCTTCACTCGTTTCTCTAACATAGGAAATAAAACTTGTCCGTGTTTTTCTACATACTGAAATAACACTAGTGTGTTCCCCTTTAAACTGAACACTAGATTACATAAGAACTCATTTCTCTTCTTACTAGAAACAATGTAATCCATTTCGTCTTGATACTTCATCTTCTTTTGTTTTGGATGTTTTAGTATCAGACAATCTATCTCTAGATTTGCAACGGTACCTTTCTGCATTAGTTCTTCGGTACTGATAACCTTCTTAGCTTCACCGAACAACCCTTCTAGTTGTAACTTGTGAACCTCTGAACCATCAAGTGTACCTGTAGTCCCGAACCTGTACCTTACGTTTTTCATCTTCTCAAGGATACCCTTCAGAACATTTGCTTTAAACAAGTGAGCTTCATCACCAAACACTACATCAAATGTATTGTAATATTCTTTTGGTAATCTACTCAATGACTGCCATGTAGTAATGGTTACATTCGATTCAAAAACATCTTGTCCACTATAGACCTTACAGATTTTTTCTTTGAATCCATAGTCTGCAAAATCTTTAGTCATCTGTTCTACTAGAGATGTTGTTGGTACTATGATTAGTGTTTTCTTTTGATACCATCTATGTAAGAGATAGATGATGAATGACTTACCACTTGCAGTTGGAGATACAAGTAGTTTACGTTCTGAATTTATACAGTCTAGAACAGAATCGAATTGATAATCACGAGGATTAAAAGGAAGGTTAAGAGAACTGATGTGTTTATCAAGAACCTCCTTTGTCGTCTCCTCAGACTTTCGAATATCAGTTTTATAAGCATATCCTCTTTCCTCACAGAATAGTTCTAAGTATTTATGAAGTCCTAGATAGAGTTTACCTGTCTTAATTGAAAATAAGTATACCTTCCCATCCCACCATTTATTTTTATATGAGGGCATGAACTTTGCATTGGGAACACTAAATGAAAAGAATTGATGTAGTTCTTTTGCAATGTGTGGTTCGCAAGAGACTTGGAGATATACTTCGTCTAGTTTTGCTGATATAACCATGAATTACACATATGGTTGACCACATGCCCACCCTACTAAAGACTTTCTTGTCCCCATGGTTACTGGTGTTACTTGATGATAAACGAATGACGGGAATACAATCATAGTTCCAATTGCTTTTGCACTGAAGGGTGCAGAACATACCATCTTATGTACGTCAACTACCTTTTCTTTTGTTAACTGATTAAATTCATTTACAGGTTCCAACCATTGAAAATGACCACCGTTATACTCATCGGGGTCTGATAGTTGTATAGTGATAGAGAGTTTTCTTATAGTACCATCTTTGTTTTTAACACCACCATGGTCTGTATGCCATGTATAGAATCCTGGCTTATGTCTGTCTGCAGTGTATTGTGTGTATTGATAGTTTTCGAAATAGTCTATACTGACATTCCAATCTGCATTTTGATTTGCAATCTGTAACCCATTAATAATTTTATCATTAATGTCTTTTGGTATAAAGTTATCTCTTTCAAACCATTTAACTTGTGATACTCTTAAATCTTCATTAAGACCATGACTATCTTCCACTTCCATTGGTGCATCGGGGTCATCCATATTACCACCAGTTCTTCCTTCATCCCATGGAATAACTTCTGCAGCTTTATGTATTCTTGCAACCTCATCGGGTGTCAAGTATTCATTTAAGATAATACAATTGTTTTCTAAAATCATTATTGTCCTGCCATAAATTTTCTCCAATCAATCGTGTTCTTGATTGTTTGGTGTCTCCAAGTTATGTTTTCCATACACTTCTGTAAGAACTGTATACAGACATTTAGATATTCAATCTTACCATTTAAGTTTTGAATATCGTCATCTGCATTGAAGTAGTAGTTGTAATCTGACTTCATTACTTTAAGACCATCGAATGGGTCATCTTCCCATCCTAACTTGTTAATTTCTTCTTGTGAAAGTTTACCACTATACCATAACCATTTTAGTTTGGTAATCTTGGATAATTCTAATTGAAGTTTTTTGAGTGTAACTAATTTGTCTGATAGAAGACTTGAGTATTTTGCATGGAGTTTGGGAACTTCAAGAGATGATTTATCTAATTCGATGTCATCAATTTGAGTATCTTTACTCCATTCTTCTTTTAGTTGTTCTAAATTCATAATATAATTATACCTTAAAAGGTGTGTTTTGTAAAGGTATTTAGGACTTTGTTTCTATAGTATATCTACCTATCCTAAAGGTTACATCACATATTACAGCTTCACCATCTGCACCCGATTGAAATTCTACACCACTTAGAGATGTGGGAAATATGTCATGAAATCTGATAAACTTATTTGCGATATTCTTGTTTGTATTTACAACTAGTGTTGCATCTGATATTTCAGATAAGAAGTCGTTTGAAGTGTAACGATTTAGTTTATCAGTTTCTGCTGATTTAGCAGGGTCATAATTTGCTGGGTCTAGTGGGACGATTGATGTCATCCAATTGTACATCTCAGTAAAGTTAGCCATATCCTCATCAACTAAAAACTGAACTTGAAGTGTTTCAAATTCTAGTTTATCGCCAGGAAAAAAAGCATCCAAACCTACACCAGCTGCCTGTATTGTTTCAGTGAATGACAAGCCAGGTAATTGTACAGTCCTACAGAAGTATTCCACGTTTGGAATTCTGTCGATTAGAAATCGAAAGTTATTTCGATTAAGAACTGATGTGTTTATTGTCATCTAATTTAATTACCCTATTGTTTTTTACAGTGTCATGGTAGTCGTTGTCTCTGTATGTACGGTCTACTATGGACTCACACAAATACCCGTCTTGGACATAAAGTGTTTTCATCTGTCTAGATAGAACGTCTTTAGTTTCTACACCATTAGGGAATGCATATCTTTCGAATGGCCCCTCACTAATAGTTACTTGTTTTTCGTATTTGTCCATAGTAGTATTTATGTTATTTCTCAGTCACAAATTCATTCAGTTGTCTTGCAACTCTAATAACCTCTTCACCAGTGATTTCTCTTAGTGGTAAAGGTTTCTTATCATTTGGGAATGAATCGTTGTGTGCATAGATAGCGTCAACTTCCCTCTGATAATTAGAGGTCAAAAGACCTTCTGCTTGTGATAATAAGTCGGCTCTGATTTCGAACCCTGATTTTCCTGAATTACTCATTTTTTCTCCTGTGTGTGTATGTGTAATAAGACCCCCCGAAGGGGGTCACCTTTGACAGTGCCATGTATACCTGACCTGCCTCGCCATCGAATCACATTCGTCTCCTAGAGATATATCTTCAATGACTACTTATATTTAGTGCAAAAAAAAGGACTCCGAAGAGTCCTTTTTAAAAGTTAAAACTTTTAATTATAGAATATTGCTTACAGCCATTTTTCTATAGTAGAAGTTAGAACCATTTGATGCAAGTCCACTTGCTGGTGCATTACCAACGAATGGGTTTGAAATCATTCCATATCTAGTTTTGAAACCGATTTTTGGTTGGAATGTGTTCTCACCAACTGCACGTACCATTTGCAATGGAACGTATGGGCAATAGAACATACCTGCGTCGTATGGGTTTGAACCTCTGTAACCAACTGTTAGGTAGTTAACAGATGCATAAGGGTCAATATAGACCTTTACTCTTCCGTTAAGAACACCAGCAAATGTATTACCTGTGTCGTCTACGTTTAAGTTAGTTGCTAAAGCTGGTGCATAATCTAATACTCCTGCCATTGAAAGAGCAGATGCTACGTCTGAAGAACATAGGATAAAGTTACCTTTACCTCTTCTTGATTCTTTAGCTATACTGTTTGATTCTCTTTCGATTTGGAATAATAGACCTTTGAACTTCTCAACTGACCATCTACCGTTAGCATCAACGTCTAGGTTGAATGTGCCGGGTGATGCAGTGTCTGCTGCTCCAGTTTTTGCTTGAAGGTTAACACTTCTTACAACTTCTCTATTTATTTCTGCTAAAATTTCTGATGAAAGAATGTTAGCAAGTTCTGACTCAGCGTCAAGACCATGAATTGCTTTAAGGTCTTGTGCTAATTCTAATGTGTATTCAGCTTTAAGTGCTCTTGACTTAGCAGTTACAGTTGCTTTCTCAATTGTGAAAGACATTTCTGCAAAACTATTATTTGATGCGTCACCCAATGCTTCAGCAGTTGCTGTAGACATACCTGAACCAGTTGTTGATTCGTATGATGGTGATGATGTATCAAATGGGTCACCGATAGCTGCTTGCTGTGCGCCTGCTGCTGTCGATTGTGCTGCACTTGAATATGATGAAACGGGTTCGTTGATTCCTAATGCTTCTGATTTACCCTCTCTACCCGCTGACGGATAGTCGTTATATCTTGCTTTCATAGCGAAGATAAGACCTGTAGGGCCAGTCATTGGTTGAACACCGCAAATGTCGTAAGCTACGAGATTTGGCATTGCTCTTCTAACCAATGAAATAAGGATTGGTTCCCAGTTGCTAATTGCACTTGAACCAGTTGCATTCAATGGAGCTGCTTCCGATAGGGTTGCTCTATCTTCGTTTAATGCATTCTCTTGGTTCTCCAAGATAACAGCTGTGACTGCTCTCTTGTAGTTGTCCTCGATTTTTGGTAAATCGGAATGCTCTAAGATAGGTTCCCATTTCTTTTGTAAATCTTCTGATAAGAACATTTTTTTTCTCCTTGAAATTAACCTAGTGGTTTTAGTTTACTTAATGCGCTAGCATACCTAGACATGGATGGGTCAAGTACTGGTTCTGAAGATTCCTCTTCAAGAGTACCAATCCCTTCTATTTCTAGGGTTTCTTCTGAAATACTTTCTTTTTCAGATGCTGGGAAGTATGCTTCTTTGAGTTCGTTAACTTTATCACTAAAGTCTTCGATATCTTTGAAGTCTACTCCTTCACATAATGAAGAAAGTTTTTCTGATTGTGAATCAGATAGACTATCACTAGCTTCTCTGATTACGTTTGCTCGTTTTAATGAATCCATCTCTTCAGTCATTTCCATATTCTTGGAAACTTCTGCATCGAGTTTTAGTTCCATGTCATCGAGTTTGTTTGCAAGTTCGTCAATAACGTTGTACTTATCTTCAGGTACGTCAACATAATGTTCAGTGAACAATGTTTTCAGACCGTCTATAAAGTTCTCAGTCATTTCAGACCTTAAACCACGTTCAATTGCAAGTTCGTTTTCTTTTGCCCACTCTTCAGCGACATATGAAAGGTACTTATCAACTGCTTCTGTCAAATCAGATTTGACGGAATCAACTGTGGTTTTCAACTCGTTCTCGTATTGAGATTTGAGTTGTTCATTGATTTCTGCTGCTTTTGAATTAATTGCAGCTTTGAAAATTGTTTTAGCTTTTTCTGTATTCTCTTCAGAAAGGTCAAGTGATTCAGATATTGCAGCTAAGTCTTCGTCAACTTCGATGTCAACAAGAGATGATTCAACTTCGACTTCTTCTTTCTTAGTTGACTCTTTTTTGTTTTCATCTTCGTCTTCGTCTTCTTCCTCTTCTTCGTGTGAATCTTCAACGAATAGAGTATTGAATGACTCTTCTACATCGTCTTCGTCTTTCTTCTTCATCATTTCAACGAATGCTCTAGCAATTTCTGCTTTAGTAGAATCTTCAGATATTTCAACTTCTTCTTCCATATCTTTAGATGACTTCATATACATTGCCATGAGTTTTTCTTTGTCCATGTCTTTCATTGCTGAAACCATAGACTTAATCATTTCCATTTTTGAAGGTTTTGACTCTTCAGAATCTTCTTCTTCTTTTACTTTCTTTAAGTTTGGTTGTTTTTCGGCAGGTGCTTCACCTTTTTGTTGTGGGTCTCCTGAGATTTCCTTTGACCCAGCTTCTGCACCTTTAACGGATTTAACAGCTTTGTCAACAGGATTTTCTTCAGGCTTCACAATTTCGCCCTTACCTGAACCAATTTCAGCAGCGTCTGATGAACCTTGTTTGACAGGTTTTGCATCACCCTTCTCGGCTTTCGCCACAGGTGCAGAACTGTCTTTTTTCATCTCTTCTGCTATCATTTTTTCTAAGTTAGACATAATTTCTCCTGTTATGGTCTGTTTAGTTGTATTTATATCTTATAAACTTTCAACAAACTTTTTCCATAAATTTAACTTTGTTTCCTCTAATTTATTCAGTTTGGCAGATAAAAGTTGGTCTCTCATCTTCTCTGCTTCCACTGCTTTTAGTACACCGTTTTCGAAAATCCATTCAACACCTTCCATGATTCCTTCGACAAATGCCTCGGGAGCGGATGGGTCGGCAACAATATCTCCTGCCGTTGCTAATTGAAAATCATCTTTAACGTATTGAGCTCCATTCCTTTGTTCTAGTGAACCTAGACCTCTAGATGAAACACCAAGTTTCGCACCGTCATCAATGAGGTTTCTGACGATTTGACCGTTTGGTGTAGATAAAACTTTTGCACGTCCTACGTAATTGTTACCATCTTCTTCCAATGATTGAATTAAGTGGGACACCTTGTCCAAATTGATTGTTGGGCCATCGGGATGACCTAACTCTCCGAATGCACGTGATTTCTGTACGAACTCTCTATTGTAACGTGCTACTTCTTCTTGTATTATTTTTTTGGGATATACTCTCCCATTTCTGTTCTTTATCTCTGATTGAATAAAAATCCCTTCAATGAAGTAATCTTTACTCCCATCTTCTTTCGATTCAGTGATAGGTGTAATTATATCGTTAAACTCTGAAATTAATTTCATTGAAAATCTCCTCTATTTCTACTCCCTCAAAGTTCATTTGTTTGAACAGTTTAGACATATCTTTTACTGACTTCTCTGCTTCCTTCATGTTCCTATAAGGGCCTGTTTCGTTATCGTTGATGTATGCATATACTTCACGACCTTTTTGTGAGTAAGTGACATCATAGTTTTTACCACCTACTCTCATTCTCTCAACTTTAATTTCTGAGTGTCCAGTAGGCAACTTCATTTTTGCCTCATGTAAATCTCTAGTTAATTGAGAAAATGTTTTCATTATTCTTCTTTTTCCAGTGGAGTTTCTTCTACCTCTGATGCATTCATCCAGTCCATAGACTGTTCAACTCTCTTCATGTCAACTACTTCTGCAGCTTTCTGATTGAGTGTTTGCATGATTTGGTCTTTTGCATCATTTAATTCACCACGTTCAATACTATTTACAATTTCTTTACTCATTAAAACTCCTCGTCATCTCCATAGAGACCTTCTTCTTTTTCTTTTTTAATCTGTATGTCCATCTTTTCGACATCATCTTCAGATTGCATAAGAATGTTTTTTCTTACATATTCGATTGAGAAATACTTACCTACGTATTCTGATACGTTTGACATTGTATCCATTCTCTCTCTCATGATTTCTGCATCCTTCAACTCTGTAAAGTGATTGTCTGATGCAAAATCATACTTAATAAAATCTGCAAAACCGTCAAACTCTTCGGGTTTTACAACGTTCTTGAGTATTAACTGAGTTCTTAAGATATCAGTAAACACTCTTGAAAACTTCATTTGAAGTCTGTTGGTGAACTTATTAAATTTAAGTTCATCCCTATTAATCTCTGATGCTCTTCCTAAAGAGAATCCAGCATCGGATTCTAATCTAGAGATAGGTACACTTAAAGACTTGTATAACTTCTTCTTGAAGTATTCGACATCTTCAATCTCTGACAGATTTTGTCCGCCAGGCAGAGTTGTTATCTCTGTACCTCTACCACCTTCTCTACGTGGTAACCAGTAATCTTCCATCATCGACATATGTTTTCTGTCGTCTTTGATTTCCCCTGTAGCTGCATTATAAACAAGTTTATTTCTATACTTGTTCATCACATCTGCAAGGTACTGTTCTGCCTTTGCTTTTGGAAGGTTACCTACATCAATGTAATAAATTCTTCTCTCAGGAGCTCTTGTGATTCTGTATATAACAAGTGCATCCTCCATCATTGATAACTGATTTGCAGTCTTCAATGCCTTATGAAGATATCCTATTACTACATTCTTACTATAGTCTAATAGTCCCGATGTTGTATATGTTACAGCTTCGGGTGCAATCCTCATAGTTGTACCATCACTGGTACCTGTCTTGTTGAATCCTTTATCGTTGAACATAAAGAACTCTTCAACTTTCTTAATCTTTTCTATCTTGGTAGTTGCGTCTTTTTCTTTTTCAACGTTTCTGACTTTCTTAATCTTGAGAGGGTCAATGTTTCTCAAGTCCACAATACCTTTCTTTACATTTTTTTTGTCCACGACTTTATGGAAGTAAATCCTTCCATCAACGTACCATTTTCTGAATAATTCATGAGAGTTCTGAGGGAACTTCATTAGGTGGAGAAGATAATCAAACTCTTCTTGAATCTTTGACTTTATGTTTGCAGTCAACTTTACTCTACTCAAGTCGAGAGATACTATATTATCCTTGACATCAGAAGTGATACACTCGTTGACAATGTCTTCAATAGCAGAGTCACATTCGGGTATCAATGATATTTCACGATACCTTCTAATGAGTTCAACCTCATTTTTGATACCACCTTCCATGTCAACATATGCACCATAAGCTGCACCTGAGACATACCCTGCTTGTTGTTGAATAACGGGGGTTCCGTCATCCTCAACTGGTGGTACGAATGAAGGGGCCGAGACTTTCTCTTTCCCTTGTTGTGTTTCTGTTTTACGAGTTATCTCGAATCCAAATAGTTCCATAATATATGTATTTATACTCCCCTAAACATGTGTCTAGGAGAGTATAATCCTTCTAATTTAAACGACTCTCTGCCAGTGTGAATATGAGAATGTGACATCAAATGTCTCCAACTGGTCGGTTGTATCGTAATCTAATGCGATTTCACCAATATTGTTAGGGAACATGTTGAAGAACTCATATCTTGCCAACACAGTATCGTCTTTGTTTAATTGTTCAACGAAAGCCCTATCCAATAGATAGTCTAGTGATGTTAAACCTTCTCCTGAATCTAGTTCTTGGATATCTCTCTGCCATGCTTCAAGAGCTGTTCTTGCAGAGAATTCTACATCATTGATGATTGAAACAGTCCAATCTTCAAATGTTCTATCACCTGCGATTTTAAGTTTTGAACCTCGAAAGTTCACTTCAAATGCTGGGATAGTTGATGCTGGAATCTGAGCTGCCTTACAAAGGAACTCAATCTTTCCACCTGACCTAGGTAGGAAAACCTTAAATCTATTTGCTCTTGGGCCTCCACCGAGTAATTGTGCTTTAAAACTGTCTATACTTGCCATTGTTTACTCCTTAGATTGCACCATAAAGTTCTTCAAACTCAACACCAGTCCTTGCGGCAACGAAGTTAAGTGTGATGAAATTAATAGATTTAGCTGGTTTAATGAAGATAGATGCGACAAATTCATTTCTATCTATCACCGAATCAGTATTGTTTGACTCATCACATACTACTGAGAAGTCGTAAATACCTTTTCTATTTTTAACATCTCTCAAGAAAGGTTCAATTGCACTTCTAAATTGTGCTCTTGTGAATCCGTCATTGAATTCAAAGAGTCTTCCTTTAGCTGCTGCTGAAATTGCTTTCTCTAAGACGATGAATAGTCTTCTTACGTTAATTCTATCGAATGCTGATGGTTGTGTAAGTCCTGTTTTATCTCCAAACAACACAGTTCCTTGGCCAGGGAATGTTACCACTGGGTTAACTCTTGCTCTATACAAGTCATCTCTTGATGCCTTCTTAGGATTAAATGCAAGTTTAGTTACTCCAAGATATTGTCCTCTGTTGAAACCTGCTGGTGAGAACCATGGGTCATTCAATAAGTCTGACCTTGCCATAATTCCACCTGTGTGTCCGTTAGCAGGAACATAAACGTATCTATCATTATACTTATCATAGACATATAACCAACCTGAGTCAAAGACACAGAATGAAGAACTTGATGCAGTATTAACGTCCGCTAGTACGTTTGACAATTGGGTCGCTTCTGATGAAACGTTAACAACTGATGCTCTTCTTGGTGATGCTAATAATAAACAATCTTTACGTTTTTCACATACCAGTATACCCTGATTTACGATTGTTGTCCAATCTGCAAGGGTATCTTGTTCTACTCCACTTCCGTTATCAGTTCTTGTGGAACCTACGATAAGGAATGAAATGTTTGATGTTTCTCCATCTTCGAAATGGTCTTGCCATGCACCATACTTTTGTCCTGCTGTAGGAATTCTTCCATCAGAACCACCACTTAATGATGTTTTCTGAGGTAAGTCGGGTGTTAGGTTTAACGAACCTAGTGATGAAGATGTGTATAGTGTACTACTACTTGCCAAAATTGCTGCCAAGTGTGAAGTAACATATACCCATTCTGATTCTCTTTCTATTACATCTCTGTAAAAGTTTGAATCTCCGTTTAAATTTTTTGCGTCTGAAGCTAGAGAGACAAAACCGTAACTCTCAAGAACTGTATTCTTTGTTCCTGAAATGCTTCCGTCTTCGTCCACTACCACTATATGGATTTCATCATTAGATGAACCATTAGCTTCTGCTAGTGCAGATGTGCTAGGTGCTTTTTCAAAGTATGATTGCCATTCCCACTTACGAGTAATACTTACTGCAGAACTGGTTCCATCAACTGCAGATGTTAAACCTGTTCCAGCTGGTTGATTCAGTGCCTCAATTGTTAAAGAAGTAGCTGCTACTGCAGTTACTTTATACTCTTGAGAGTGGTTTGCAAATACTACAACGTCACCTACTACAAATAGAGATGATGCTGTTGCGACACCAGTAATAGAAGTTGCGTTAAGAGCGTTAGATGCAGTTGTACTACCTGCTGAAGCTTCTTGCCATGCATTTGAAGATGCACAAACATGAACACTTACTGAGTTACCCAAGGCACCTGCGTATTTAGCAGTGTATGCCCCAACACTTCCTGAATTACTTAAACCTCTGTAAGATTCAATATATTCAGCACTGTTCTTAATTATTTGAGAAGCAGTACCTGAAGCGTTTGCGTTTGCAAGGTTAGTTGAGTTAACTCTAACTACTCTTAAAGATGAACCATATCTTAGGAAACCCTCTGCAGTAAAGAAATCTTCTGCACCAGCATTTGTGTTAGCTGGTGAATGAAAATACTCTACTAATTCCTGTTGTCCTGATACAGTTACAACTTCGTTAACTGGGCCCCATGAAAAAGTTCCAGCAAATGCACCACTTGTCCCTGCGACAGCAGGCACTACATTTGTAAGGTCAACTTCTTTAACCTGTACGCCTGGTGATACTTGAAATGCCATATTTTTCTCCTTTTTGCGACCTTAGTCAATTCTTTAATTGTATTTATATTTTTTCAAACTTAGTCGTTGTCTTGTAAAAACCATCGGTCTCCACTCGTATCTACAAACGAGTGAGAGTCCTCATTTTGTTGACCAAAAACTCCTACTGGTAGGACATCATCATATATCTCTTGTTGTTGTCCTGAGTATAATAAGTCTTTGACCTTATTGTTTGTGAGATGTTCAAAGTATTCTGTTGTTAGAAACCAACTAAACACCACACAATTCATTACCAAGTCATCATGATAACCCCTATCTGCTTCAAAGGACATCCCTTTATTCACATAGGTTAAGAGTTCTTTAATCAACTCTCTATCACAAATTTTCAATTTATTTTCTTCTAATACCTCTTTTAATGTAGAGGTTCCTATTCTTTTAATCTTTCGGGTCATTGTTACCCCGATGTCTTCTAGTCTTAAGCCACCCTGTACAAATACATTATCATATTCTAAATCGTAATGCATTTGTTGTGCAACTACAGACCCTTCTGCATTATTTTCTATAATCACTAGTGCAGTGTTGTATTGTGTACAATACTTTGCAATTACATCGGGATACAGTAATGGAGATATCATATTGTCTCTATACACTGCTACCTGTTCAAAAGGTTCTGTGGATACATCAAAAATTGTAAAGGTTGAATAGTCAAAACCTCTACCTTTCGATACGTCTACAGTACATATATAGTGATGTTTCTCTTTTGGTTTTTTATATACACTAAACCCTTCCTTGTGCCATATCGGATTTGATGCACGAAATCCTAATAGTGTATCAGATGCAATAAGTGTATTACCTGTTCCTAAGAAACTATTACCATACTCTTGTTGGAACTGTAACTCAGAAGTGTTTGCAATAGTTTGTTTCTTCCATTCTTCATCACGGCCAGGCACGTCAAACCAGTTAATAAGAAATGATTTGTATTCTGAATCACCTACAGTTGCACTTTCATATATTTTATGAAACATATTACCTACACCGTTTGCAGTAGAAGTAATAATTACCTTTGAATCTTTACCTGAGGTAACCACAGGATATGTTGCAGTATAAAACTCTTCTGCATTTTCAACGAATGCAAACTCATCAAGATACAACATATTAATCGAAAGTCCACGAATTGAAGATGATGATGTTGCAGCTGCAACCAATTTACTATCATTACCAAATTCTATATTACCTTTGTTTAGAATCTTCACCCCTGGCTGTAAAAAGAAAGGAACGGATTCTAACATAGTGGTTATCCTTGCAACCATCTCTCTTGCAATTGCACCTTTGTTTGCAAGAACAGCTACCGTAACTTCGGGTGTAAACAATAGATACCACAGTAGATATGCACAAGATGTAATGGACTTACCACTCTGTCTCGATGCAAGTACTATACTGAATCTGTTGTTGTCATAATGTTTAATTAAATCTTCTTGATATCCACGCAACTCAAAAGGAACCATACCCTCATCGAGTGATATGATTTGAGTGTATGATTCAATAAAATAACAAGGGTCTTGTTGACACTTTAAATATTCATCAAGTTCTTCTTTGGTATACCCAGTCTCAACGTTTGCACGTTTGATTTGAGTGTTACCTAGATAACCTTCATTTTTAGGATTTACCATGCTTGTTTTTCTTCAAATATTTTTGTAAGTCTGATGTTGACCCAACGTACAAATGATTATGTATGTCACCCTCTTTTGGTGTTTCTTCTTTCTTTATGTTTTTCATTTTGACCTGAAGGTCTAAAAGTTTTTCTGCAATCTCTGAGGTGGTCTTAAGTATCTGACCTGCCACTTCATATGCACGAGGGTTTTCCATTTCTTTAGATAGCTCTAGGATACCGTCTAAGGCATCCTGACCACGTTCTACTAAGTCGTATAGGTTTTCCCTTGCGTATCGGTAATCGGTCTCTAGAGACTCTCTAGAGAGGTCTGTACGGACTTTAGGAACTTTCTTCAAGTCCTTTTTCATGTCCGTGTTAATATCTAATACTTGGTTTAATTTATCGTCAACATTGTCTGTCATAATTTTTCACTAGTCTGTGGAACTTCCATCATAACCCTCATCAAAGAATGATACATCCTCTGATATTACATAACTATCTTCTGCAGATGCACTTCCTGTGAAGTATACTTTCTGACCTTGTCTAAGTGTTACATTACTAGACACAACAACTGATAGTCTATCACTTGCAATTGAAGATACTGTTGGGTCGGGATTTGTGGTCGAACCTTCCATGGTATCATTTACAGATACATTACTATCTATTGCAGTTGAGAAAGTTACGGTAGTGTTATTAGACACTGCACTTGCAACTTTTCCCTCAAATGCTGGTTCGTAAAACTTTACATCCTTCACGATACCTGAGGTAGATAATTCTGATGATGTAAATCCATGTCTTCCATCATTAATAAAAGTCTTTTCTCTAACCTTCGTAATAACCTTACCTGTGTATACTGGGCCAAAGAAATAAGTTTTCATTGTAAATTCAAGAGTAAAGTTAATTACCCTCTTGTCTTCAAACGACCCTTCAAATTGGTCGTCCATATTTACACCTGTTAAAATGATTGGTACGTCTCTTACTTCTGACATGTCATCAATCATTTTCATTGCAACCGTATATTCGGGTTGGAAATACGGTAATATTTGTTCTACTATCTGTAAACCATCTGTCATGTTCTTTGCATAGATGGATAGTGTAAAGTTTATATCATAAGGTGTGGGTTGATATTGAAACTTTCTACTGACATTATCTGTCTCCATTGTAGTTTTAGTAGAACGTATAAGTTTGTTTTGCTGTCTGTTTTGGTCATATGTAAACCCACTGATTTCAAATCCCATTCTTGGAAGTGATATTGCACTTCTCAAGTTGTCATTCAAATCGGGTTCTTCTTTTAATCTCTGTAAGAACTTTTGTCTTTGACCATACGATAAGGGAACTTTAATACTATTCACAACTGTTCCATCTGATTTTTTCTGTTTAACTGTGATGTTATTAAACATAGTACCAAATACAGATACTGAACGTCTTATTGTTTCATTGTAAAAATATGTAAACATGATTAACTGTTGTTTCCTATCTCACCAAATGGGTTTGTTTCACTGAAGTCTATGTAGTTATCAGCTGCATCTTCAAATTCTTTGTTTTGTGCATTCGGGTCATTTGGCATATCTAGTGCATCGGTTATTGTTGCAATCTGTCTAGTTGCACCTGATACTGCACCCACCAATCTATCACCCACTGCAAGTGGTGTACTGTTGTGTATGATTGTAAGTGTTCTATCAGACTGTTTATAGGTAGACACTTCACCCACTACACTATCACCAATTTTAATGTCTTCGTTCTGTGTGTATGCACCCGAGTCTCCTGACCCAGCAGTCATAGTTGCACTTATAGTGTATGTTCTTTCTGCTTCAACCAAGTCTGCATTAGTACCAGTGTCGAAGTCTTCTCCTCTGTATTCAAACAATTCACATCTACACTTGAATACAAAGAGTTTACCGACTTGATAGAATGGGTCTTCATGTTCAACAAACTTAATCTCAAAAAGAGAACCACTGAGAGGGAAGTATATTACGTCACCTTCGTTTGGTCTGAATGATGAAGTTAGATTATTATCTAGAGATACAAATCTTTCCCACGTTCTGAGTGCAATAACAAAGGTAGCTTGGTCTCTTATCTCTACACCAAACTTAGAATATAAGTCTCCTTCTCCTTCAAACCCTTCTACATTTTCTAGATATGCTTCAATCTCATATGCATCTCCAAATTTTGATGCAACATCTTCTCCTAAAATGGTGTCTTCTTCTATTATCTCCCTAGGAAGATAGTAGACATTGTGTCCATACATTCTAAGTGACTCAACAACTAAGTCCTCATACAGGTGTTGTTCAGACGATACTGCATGATTGAAAAATACATTTGTTGGCATAATTAACCTATCATATCTATAGGAGGTAATTCATAATTCAGTCTTGACTCTTCTTCTAGTCTTCGAATCTCCTCCTGTGCTTGTGTCATTATTTCATTTCCATTTAACTCAACTCCGCCAGGCAATTGCATCCCACCGAACTTGGAAAGGTTTGAACCCCATTGATACTTAACTAATGCAGTTGCATATCTCTTTAACCACATGTCATTGTATATGTCTGTATAAGTTGTGGGGTCTAGTTTTCTAAAACACTCAATCAAGATATACTCACCAGCATTGATAGATTCTTTATCCATGTCTAGGTATAACCTGTTAGTAACCTGTTTATATCTTATAGGAACTTCACCCACTAACATGTGGTCTAACAGACTGATATGCTGTTGCACTTGTTCATAGTACAATATACTTGTAGATGTTAAATCCCAAAGGTCATTCAATCTTAATTGATATCTAACGTCAAACATATTCATATTATGTTTGTCATTGAAAGGAAATAATCGTACTACTGATAATACTGATTCGGGTAATACTATGTATGATTGTTCTTCTAAGAATGTTTGACTCTGATATGCATCATTAGAACTATTAACACCAGTGTGTGTTTCGTTAGTCTTCATAGCGTCAATCTGACTTTGAGTCAATTGATGTTTTAGATATGTACGAATAGAACCATCGTAATGGTATTCGTTATAGTATTGTAAGGCTTCGTCTATTCTATCATCGACTTGGTCGTCATCCACATTGATTTCAATCACTGGAGCACCAAGACTTCTTAGAATGTATTCTTTAAATGATGCCTTTGAGTTTGGTATTGCCATAGTACTGTTTCCATTTTTTTAAATGTTCAATACTATTTATAACAATTATTCTTGGAAAAAAGTACGAGATTGGAGTCTGTCGAGTTTTTCATCGATTCTTTCGATAGATATCATCAATCTATCCATAGCTTGTTGGAATTCATCCTTAGAAACGTATTCTTTTGCTATCTCTTCTCTTGTTTTGTTTAGTAGTATGTCGATTCTTTTCTGTTCATTTAAAGCACTACGCACAAAAAAACCCACTGGTAGTAAGACCAGTGTTAAAAAGAGGTTCCATATAAGATGGGGGTCGATGAATATTCCTTGTTCCATACGATTATTTAGGTAATCGTATCGTCCTCAAGGGGTTCCAATGGAGGCATATGACCAGTAATGTCTTGATAGTTTAGGGGATATCCATCTTGGTCTAAATCAAATACCCATGGATAATATCTATTGGTTAATGACTCACCAATCTTTATTTGATTATTCATTTGATAATTGATATTGAAAGATATACTGTATCTTTCTTTTTGTGTCATGTTGGGTTCTACCATGTGCATTAACCCACTAGGGAACAACATTAATTTACCAGTAATGGGTTGTTTATGAGATGACATTTGTATCATAGGTGATGGTGGCATGTCGTGTACTACCTTTTCGTCTGTGTCTATGAAATCAATATCTCCCTCGTCTCCATCTGCATGAATATAGAATACACCACTATACCAACAACCATTATGTAAGTGAGGTGAGTTCCAACACATATGTCCATTAATATTTGCCCAAGAGTTTCCAATCTGTACAGACACATCACCATTATTGAATCCATAAAAAGGTAAGACTTCATCATCAAACATACGTGTGATTCTGTTCATTAATTTTTGAAATCTAGGATTTGATTCACATCCATCATTAGATTGCCATCCATTTCTATTAGATACCATTCTACCCTCATCCCTAGCTCTCATACCATCCATTTCATCTTTCAATGATTGTAGGTATTCATATGATACACCCTGTCTCTCATGCAAGTTTTCATCTGTTAGTTGTCTATGAAAAACATAGTTTGGGAATAATAATTCTACTGCCATAATCTAATCCTTAATTTTTTCTCGAAGAGGTTTCATCTTTAAAGTTTGTTTCACTATTTTCTCTTCTTCCTCTTCATTTATATTCAGTAACTGGAATGGGTCGTGAAATTCTCTTTCAAAGAGGGGTGCCTTTGGAGTCCATGGTTTTTCTACTTCTCCACCACCCTTTTTAAATAGGGTTTCATTTCCTTCTTTTACATATTTGTGATAGAGAAATGGATTGTGTTCTTTTTGATATTGTTCGGTTTTAATCAAATCGATAGATGCACTCCATGTCTCTCTTCTGTATGGAAGTATATGCACTATTGGTGTCCCAGCAGGAATGACAAACTCCTTTCTTGTCTTGGGATAGAGAATGACTAAACCGTTTAAATCTCCACCTGTATATTTATCAGTGTCCATTACACCTTGCCAAGCTTGAAAGAATCTATTTTGAAATAGAAATGGGTCTAGGTATAAACATGAATACCCTAATGGTGTTGTTATACTCCATGGAATTCTAATTTTAACTGCATTATTATCTTTTAAATCTTCTTCGACATCTGCCTTTGCATATTCAAAGGTGGGGAATTGACTTCTAGGATGACCATCAGTTTCATAATTAGGATTGTGGGGACACTTTGCAAATTGTCCTAACTCATATCTAGGTGAACCATCCAAACTATCTTTCGGATATTCTATTTTTATATCTTCAACACATACAATGTAATAACCAGTACCCAACACGTCCATCATAGAAGGACACATCTTAATGTTATCTCTTCCGTCTTGCATAACCTTCATCTGTTTCCACCAGTTTGGGTGTATGTGTTTTGCAACTACGGGACGATATTCTTTAAATGCTTTTTCGTTGGTGGTATTAAATTCTATCGTTGGCATAATAATCTAGTTCATTCTCTAGTCTACATGCATCACCCCTTATAACTAAGGATTGTCTACATGCATATTCACATTTTTCATTTGGAGCATCTGCATTGTGTGGTATACTCCCATCAAACATTAATAGTCTGTTTGGTTTATAATCTACTTGAGCAATTTGATGTTCTAAAAACTCTTCTTTAAAACCATCTATTTTTTTTGCTTCTTCGTTATAAAATCTTAGTGGCCCACCCCAATCGTCTTCCCAGTATTCGGTGTTATACCATAAGAAAGATATATTAGTTTTATTATCGGGGGAACTATCTTCATGTATTGTTCCTTGAAGACCATAGGTCTGTCCATTCATACCTGCGTATTGAAAATTTTCCCACCTAAATCCAAATTCTGTTTGAAGTTTCCAATCTAGATATCTAATTAGATAAGTATCTTGCATATGATAGGTGTGGTCTCTAATCTTTTTATCCTTACCCTCATAGAACGTTGCACCCCAAAATAGATGACGTATCTTACCATTTCTATTTACTTGATTATTCTGAGCCCATATAGTTCTTGAGGTGAGTCTCCTCATATTATACATGATTTCATAGGTTGCCCAGTTATCTAAGACGTAAATTTTATCTAAAGGAAAACTTTGTATCTTAAAGGGTTTATCGAGATATACAACTTCCATACATTACTGCTGACCTTGAAATTGCTGTACTGGAGGTAATTGTAATAGGTCGTCACAATAATCATCAAAGTCTTTGAGTTGGTCTTCTCTAGTCCTAGTGATTGTACCTACCACTTGTTCTAAGACACTATACGAACTATCTGCAAATTCTAATACTCTTCTTGCATCTGACCTGTAAGGATGGTTTGAATCTTCTCTACCGATGTATGTAGCTTCATAAAGATTTTCAATTCTCATCTCGATACATAGTTGATAGATGTTCTTTGCAACCACTTCATACAAATCATCGATGTATTGGTTGTTTAAATTTGTTCCATCGGGTGCTTCTGCATCATCAATAAACTTCTCGATATTATCTCTATCTGAGTCTGTTAATGGATGTTTTTCGGATGCATCCCAGTTGGTTGGATTTACTTCTAAGATTTTGAATTCTTCTTGGTCGTATACGAGTCCTTCGTATTCAAAACCTAATTCGGGTTTGTCTACATTTTGATAAACAATTCTTAACCCAGTTTCTTTGATAATAACTAACGTATTAGTTGCATCATATATTAAAGCTCTATTTGCCATTTTCTTTCACCTTTTTGTTTTCAATCTCTAAGAGATTTTTATAATAATTATATCTACCAATTTGTTGAACACTATCATTAAAGTTTTCAATCCATGGCCCACCGTTTGTGTAATGAATCATTCTATGTTTCTTTACATTGTATGGTTCTTCTGAATAACCTTCAGTCCAACAACAATCATCTTGAAGTTTTACCACGTTATCTGTCCATTTAAATTGATGTAGATATTGACCCGATTCTGTGTTTACAACTTCGGGTGTTAGTTTTCTACAATCCTTATGACCATTGTTAAATATCATAAGACTTGACCATAGTTTTTTAGGATACCATACATTCTTTTCACCACCTAATTTTTCTGTAATACCTTTATCAGAAAAATCATGATGGAAACATGCAACGGAATCAGTATGTCCTAGTGAATAGAATAAGTGTAACATATCTTCTGTGAAGATAAAGTCATCATCCACAAACATACTGACACCTTGATATTTCTCTAAGTATGGTATTAAGAATCTACTGTAAGTAAACTCTGTTGATTGGTTTGCGTAATCTCTAGTATACTCGGGAATCTTAGAAACGTCAAGTTTTTTAATCTTAACAAATGCATTCCATGGTACACTAGACAAGTCTCCCATTTTGTTGTTGTATCTTTCGATAGAATGTTGTATACTTTTTATACAAACATCTGAGACTTCACCGTGTCTACTATCGTATCCTACGTATATAGTTGGAGTCTCTCCATTAAATAATGTATAGTGTAAGTAGTCGTTTGCTTCGGTATAGTCACCTCTCATATCTCTGTTTTGATGAGCTTCAATAATACCTTGATTCCAACAATAGGATACATGATTCATATCGGGATAGAGATTATTTTTAAATGTGTGAACTATCCACTCAGAGAATGATAGAGGTTTATGGTCATAACATACATCATATGCATCCCATACTAAACATTCAGTTTCCCATCTTTGTAAATATTTGATTGCAGAATATCTTCCAGTGCCGGGGTGGACAAAGTATCTAATCTCATCTGCATCTGCAGTAGGAGGCCAATACAACACACCTTGTGGCCCGTATTCAATTCCTTTGTTTCTGATATCTTGAACTAAGAAGTGTAATTTAGTTGCATGGTAGAGACGAGAAGAGTTCTCATCACCATTTATTCTTTCAAAGTCTTCTGCATCTACAGCTGCATCACCAACTTGTAATGCACGAAAGAAATCTCTAATTTTATGAGAAGAATCTTCTTGATAACTGACACCATACTTCTTGTGTAAGTCACCCAATGATACTATTTTGGGTTTGTATATACGTGTGATTTCATCAAACTTTTCTTTGATTTTAATCATCACTTCTTTCTTAGGTTTTGTTTTATTCAACCCACCAAGATGGTCGTTGAAAGAACTTTTCACACTCACTGGGTCGGGTAAATCAATGTACTTCATAATACTCCATTATAACATCTACTCATGTTTTAGTCAATAATATTTAGTCCTTTTTTTTAAGACGATATTGGAGATGCAGGCCATGTAGTTGTTCCATCCCATTTCTGAACCGTATTTCTATACGGTTGCTGATATGCATATGGTTGTATACCTACTGCAACTTTTTGACGTGTTGTCTGTGCTGGTCTCTGTCTTGAAACTCTCTGCAATACCTGTACTCTAGTTGGTCTCTGTCTTGAAACTCTTTGTAGTACCTGTGTTCTAGCAGGTCTCTGTCTAGTTACATTTTGAAGAACTTGTACTCTAGCAGGTCTTTGTCTAGTTTCAATGTTATTGTACTGATACCCCTGTTGTACTGGTCTTCTTCTTGATTCAATGTTATTGTACTGATAACCTTGCTGTACAGGACGTTGTCTACTCTCAGTATTATTGTACTGATAACCTTGTTGCACTGGTCTTTGTCTATTTACAATATTGTTATATTGATAACCTTGTTGCACTGGTCTTTGTCTTGTAACAACATTATTATATTGATAAGTTTGCTGAGTAGGTCTTCTTCTTGTTTCTTGAATATTTACCTGTACTCTTGCTGGTCTCTGTCTTGAAACTCTTTGCAGTACCTGAACTCTAGCTGGTCTTCTTCTAGTTTCAACATTGTTGTATTGATAATTCTGTTGAACAGGTCTTTGTCTTGTATCAACATTATTATATTGGTAACCTTGTTGTACAGGTCTTTGTCTAGACTCAACGTTGTTATATTGATAACTTTGTTGTACAGGTCTTCTTCTAGGTGAAGGTTGGTTTACCTGAACCCTAGCTGGTCTTTGTCTAGACTCAACGTTGTTATATTGATAACTTTGTTGTACAGGTCTTCTTCTAGATTCCTGATTGTTATATTGATAACTTTGTTGTACTGGTCTTCTTCTAGACTCTACATTATTGTACTGATAAGACTGTTGTACTGGTCTTCTTCTTGTTTCTTGAATATTTACCTGTACTCTTGCTGGTCTTTGTCTAGACACACGTTGCAACTGTTGTACTCTTGTTGGTCTACGTCTTGATACACGTTGCAGAACTTGAGTTCTTGCTGGTCTCTGTCTTGACACCCTCTGTAATTGTTGTACTCTAACTGGTCTACGTCTTGGTACCTGATTATGATACTGGTATGCCTGTTGTACAGGTCTTCTTCTTGGTACCTGATTATGATACGTATAAGTTTGTTGAGTAGAAGTTTGTACCCTATTATGATAAGTGTATGCCTGTTGTACTGGTCTTCTTCTAGGTACCCTATTATGATACTGATACGATTGTTGTACTGGTCTTCTTCTAGGTACCCTATTATGATACTGATACGATTGTTGTACAGGTCTACGTCTAGGTACTCTATTATGGTAGGTATAAGCTTGTTGTACAGGTCTTCTTCTTGGTACCCTATTATGGTAGGTATAAGCTTGTTGTACAGGTCTACGTCTTGGTACCTGATTATGGTAGGTATAAGTTTGTTGTGAACTTACCTGTACCCTGTTGTGATACTGATACGATTGTTGTACTGGTCTTCTTCTAGGTTCCTGATTATTATACTGGTAACTTTGTTGTACTGGTCTACGTCTAGGTACCCTATTATGATAGGTGTACGGTTGTTGTGTAGGTCTTCTTCTAGGAACTCTATTATGATAAGTGTAAGGTTGTGGTTGTTGAGCAGGTTGTTGCATCTCATTCATCTGACCTTGTGGCCAGCTGACACCAGCAGTTGCAGCGAATGTTACTTGGTGAACTATTGACCTATCTCTACTTCTTGTAAATACATCACCTTTGTCTCTGACAAATAGTGGGAATCCACCACCACCACCACCGCCAGGTGATTGTGACTGCATCTGACCTTGATGCTTCCAAGCAAATGTTGCAGTTTGACCACTCATAATCTTTGCACCAAACTGTGAATAATATGGTGCTTGTCCTGCAAAAGGTATTGAGCCTTGTCTTTGTGGGTTAGGAATGTTTTGAACACTTGTCTGTGCAGAGTTAAAATCTGCACCAAATTCAAAGTTTACACCCTCAAATCTTAAGGAACCCTGCCACTGTCTCTGTCCAGCAAACGGACTTCTATAATGATAACTATTAACACTTGTTGTTTGGTTCTGTGGGCCATTACCTACGTAATATGGTGCTTGTGTTCCTGAGAACTGAGCCTGTGGCCCTCTAAACATCATGTTTCCTCTAAAGGAATCTCTTTCATGACCTTTACCATCGGGTCTAGCTGGGAAACTGTACTGACTAGCAGTTGAAATACGAGAATCACTCATGGGGAAACCAAAAAACTCGAAAGAAGGTAATAATACAGTCCTTTGTCCATAAGGTGTCTCAACCTTAATACCAGCCATGTCACCACCTCCACCGTAAATATTTGCATAGTGGATGTAAGCAGTGTGTGCGTTGTTTCTTACTGTTACCTGTCTTGTTCTAGTTGTAGGTTGGTTCAACTGATACGATTGTTGTACTGGTCTTCTTCTAGGTTCCTGATTGTTATACTGGTAAGACTGTTGGACTGGTCTACGTCTTGGTACCCTATTGTGATAGGTGTACGGTTGTTGGACTGGTCTTCTTCTTGGTACCCTCTGTAATTGTTGTACTCTAACTGGTCTTCTTCTAGATTCCTGATTGTTATATTGATAACTTTGTTGTACAGGTCTTCTTCTAGGTTCCTGATTGTTATATTGATAACTTTGTTGTACAGGTCTTCTTCTAGGTTCCTGATTGTTATATTGATAACTTTGTTGTACAGGTCTTCTTCTAGGTTCAGTGTTATTATATTGATAACTTTGTTGTACTGGTCTTCTTCTAGGGCCAGTGTCATTATATTGATAACTTTGTTGTACTGGTCTTCTTCTAGGTGAAGGTTGGTTTACCTGAACTCTAGTTGGTCTTTGTCTAGATTCAGTGTTATTATATTGATAACTTTGTTGTACTGGTCTTTGTCTAGATTCAGTGTTATTATATTGATAACTTTGTTGTGTACTTGCCTGTACCCTGTTGTGATACTGATAAGATTGTTGTACACTAGTTTGTACCCTGTTATGATACTGATAAGCTTGTTGAGTAGAAGCTTGAACTCTATTATGATATTGATAAGTCTGTTGAGTTGATGCTTGTCCTCTGTTATGATAAGTATATCCTTGTTGTACTGGTCTCTGTCTTGTTACCCTATTATGGTACTGATATGCCTGTTGTACTGGTCTACGTCTTGGTATCCTATGATGGTAGGTATAAGCTTGTTGTACAGGTCTACGTCTAGGTACTCTATTGTGGTACGTATATGTTTGTTGTGTACTTGTTTGTATCCTATTATGATAAGTGTATGCCTGTTGTACAGGTCTACGTCTTGGTACTCTATGGTGGTACGTATATGTTTGTTGTACTGGACGTTGTCTACCTACCCTGTTATGGTACTGATACGATTGTTGTACAGGTCTACGTCTAGGTACTCTATTGTGATAAGTGTACGTTTGTTGAGTAGAAGTTTGTACCCTATTATGGTACTGATACGTTTGTTGTGTAGAAGCCTGACCCCTATTATGGTAAGTGTACCCCTGTTGTACTACACGTTGTCTATTAACCCTGTTATGATACTGGTATGATTGTTGTACTGGTCTCTGTCTTGGTACCCTATTGTGATAGACATAAGTCTGTTGTACTGGTCTCTGTCTTGGTACCCTATTGTGATAGGTGTATCCTTGTTGTACTGGTCTCTGTCTTGTTACCCTATTATGGTAACTATAAGTTTGTTGGACTGGTCTACGTCTCTGTACCCTGTTATGGTACGTATAGTTTTGTTGAGTATTCTGTTGAACACGATTGTGATAAGTGTAATCTTGTTGAACACTCGTTTGAACACGATTGTGATACTGATACGTTTGTTGTGTAGATGCTTGTACTCTGTTATGATATTGATACGACTGTTGCACAGTGAATTGGTAAGGTTGTTGGAAGTTATAAGGTCTTGTTCCAACTGCTGGTCTAGTAGCAATTACTTGGGCTGGCATCTGTCCTGATGCCTTTATCCATCCAGTAGGTGTCTTTGTATAGACAGAATCAACTGCCGACCATTCTGTTGGGGATGTCTTTACCCAACTACCTGTTGTATTTACCCACCCCGTAGGGTTCTTAATTCGTTGTGCCATATTATATTAACTCTTAAGAGTAAGTTATCCATACATCTCCAACTTGCCCAGCACCTGATGTGGGGGCAGAAGAATGTATGAAAGTGTTTCGAAATGCTCCGTCTGAAGCACCAATGGTTGTAAAACCTGTAGTACCTTTACCAGTAACTGATAATGCATCCCCGATAGTTACATCATCGGGTAGACCTATTGTTACTGTTGCATTTTCACTACCTGAACCTGAGACTGTAATCTCATTTGCAGTTCCTGATATTCCTGATACGTAATTTCCTGTTGTGTCTGTTGCTAATGCAACTGAGTTTGCTTGTATAGTTGTGCTTATGGATATACCTGCTGAACCGTCAAAGTTTGCAGTACCAACAACATCTCCTGAAAGTGCTATTGCTCTTGTCGTTGCTAATTTAGTAGCTGTAGATGCGTTACCTGTTACATCACCAGTGACATCACCATAAAGTCTTCCTGCTTGTATGTTTGCATTAGTGAGTGTTAATGCACCAGTAGATGCACCTGTTGCCGTTGTGGTTGCAAATCTAACTCTATCTGAACTTTCATCCCAACCTACGAAAACATTATCACCAGTAGAACCTCTTTCAAGAATAAGACCTAAGTCATTAGAGTTTGCACCCGTGTTACCTGAACCAAGTTCAATCAATGCATCTTCGATTGTTGTATTTGTTGCACTGTTTGTTACTGTAGAACCATTGACTGTTAGGTCACCAGTGACTACTACGTCACCACTTGCATTTACGTTTGCGAATGTTACATTACTGTTTGTTGCAACTGCCTGACCGATACTAAATGCACCACCTGAATATGATACACCAGTTCCAGCACTTAGATGAGCTCTAACTTCTGATGCACTTGGGCCTGTATATGTGATAACACCAGTAGATGAATTGTATGCAAGTGAACCATCTCCACCTGAATCTGTTACTGATATAGCTCCTCTTGCATCTGAATCTGCATACATTGTAGGTTCTGAGTATGAGATTACACCTGATGTTGAGTTATATGCTAAATCACCACTTACTGAAATTGAACTTCTTGCATTTGCAGTTGTGAATTTAGTTACACTAAATGCACCTGTTGATGAGTTATAAGATAGGTCACCAGCTGCAGATAATAAACCTCTTACTTCTGCGTCTGTTCTTTCTGTAAATGAGAATGCACCAGTTGAACTATTATATGATAAATCACCACTTGCAGATACTAATCCTCTGATACTTGCATCTGATAAACCAGCAAGTGTAAGTGTTCCAGCTGCATCGTCATATGTTGATGTGATGTTTGTTCCACCAATTATCAATCCATTTACGATGTCTTCTATTTCTTCTTCAGTTTTTCCTGAAGAGTTGATTGTAAGTGTTCCGTTTGCATCGTCATATGATGTTGTTATGTTAGTACCAGCAGTGACTAATGCATTTACTCTGTCGTCTACTCTTTCGTTTGTGAAAAATAGATTTCCATTTTCTGATAAATCACCTGTGTCTAAAGTAACTGAACCACCAAGGGATACGGTGTTTGAGTTAATTGATAATGAACTGTTAGAAAGTTTTCCGTTAACAATAGAACCTGCTAACATATCATTTGTGATACCACCAGCTTTTACTTGAACTGTATCTGATGCAAGTTCTAAAGAACTGTCATCTACTTGAACTGCAAGTGTTACTGCACCTGAAGTTCCACCACCAGTCAAACCATCTCCTGCTGTTACAGCTGTGATGTCTGCAGAGTTTGTGTTTGCAACTGTAAGTGTATTAGCTACATCATCATATGTTAATGATACACCAGTTCCTGCTGTAAGTAATCCATTTACTCTATCGTCTACTCTTTCGTTTGTAAAATAAAGGTTTGTTGACCCTTCTGTAATCTCGTCTGTATTATCTTTACCCGCTACTTGAGAATCTACATATGCTTTAATCGATTGTTGTGTTGCAGCGTGAGTTGCAGAGTTTGAAGCCATGTTGTCTTCATCTTTGAAATCGATTGCGATGTCGTCTGCATTTACAGTGATACCTGTACCAGCACCAACATTAAGTGTTGCATCACCTGAAGTTGCAGTACCTGTTAAACCAGCACCAGCGTTAACTCCAGTGATATCACCGACATTACCTGTAATTGTTAGTTGGTTAGCTGCATCATCATATGATAATGAGATACCTGAACCTGCTTGTAAAAGACTTGCAACTCTATCGTCCACACTTTCATTAAGTGCAGTTGCAGAAATGGAACCTACATATGTTCCGTCTGATTGGATGACCTCTGTTCCACTAACTGATAGTCCATTCTTGACATTAAAATTCTTTTCACCTGCCATTAGAATGTACCTCCATCAACTGTTGGTAATGATAGTTCACCGTTTGAACTATTATAAGATAAGTTTGTTTCACCCGATGCTAAAGATATAGAACCTCTAGCTCTTGCGTCTGTGAAGTAAAGGTTTGATGACCCTTCTGATAAATCGTCTGTGTCTTTAGATGCAAATGAAGTATTAAACTGTGACCCCGTAAAGTACAGGTTTGTTGACCCCTGTGCAAGATTATCGGTAGTCAAAGTTGACACTGCAGCTGCAACAACTTTACCACTAGAACTGATTACTTCAGAAGAACCAACGGTCAAACCATAATCGATTGTAAAGTTTGCTGTTGCCATTAAAAATCCCCTGTTTGTATGATGGTATTTAGGGGATTAACATCCCCAAACTCATCTACACTGTTAATAAATTTCTACTTATTTTAAATACTGTTGAACTCGAAGACGAAGGTGTGACTTTTAACCTGACATCACCTGAATTTGTATCTACTGATGTTGTAAATAACTCTCCATTTGTGTGTACACTTCCATACACTTCATGTGTTGCACTTGATGAATTATGTATTACCATAATTTCACATGCATGAAAATTTGTTCCTTGTGATGCCTGTACGTGATACTTTCCACTTCTATATGATAGTGATGGGAAACTATCTAGTACTACCTCGTCTGTTGCAGTAGTAGTCAATGTATTGTTTGCATCCATCCTTAAGTTCTGTAAGTTTAGAGGCCCTACTGCAGTTAATGTACCTGTTGATTCTAAATCACCCACTTTTAGGTCTGCATATGACCATCCAGTTCCTTCGGTATTAACGGTTGTTGTCGGTTCTATTTCTAGACCATCAAATAATTTCCATGTAGAATCTGTTGCATCTCTAAACAAACCTGAGAATTCACTTGCACCACCATCTGATAAACCGTCATTATAGTTACCATACATTCCAAAATCAATCAAATCGTCTACTGTATTTGCATTAGCAAGTTCAAACATAGATGTATCAACCGATTTAGTAACCGAATCTATGGTTGTTGTTGTTCCTAATACTGTCAAACCACCTGATATAGAAACATCTCCAGTAACTTCTAAGTCACCTATTATTTCTTCACCGTAGTCTGCTAAAAATTTCTTTTTTATACCCATTTAATATAATCCATAATTTTGAATCTAATACTATTTATGCATTTTGTAAGGGTAAAAAAAAGGGGAACCGAAGTTCCCCTTTTCTCGTTCTATGAACTGTTTACGCGTCTACTACTGTTCTGTCAAATTTAATCAATGTGCTAGCATTTGATGCTGGGGTTACACGTAATCTTACGTCACTCCCTGAAATATCTGCATCGAATGTTGCCAAAGATGTTGACTTCAATGTACCGTACTGAGTTAAAGTAACTGTAGTACCATCATGTACTAACATAACTTCTGTAGAATGGTAATCCGTACCTTTAGACATTACTACAATATATCTTGCAGCCCTATATGTATTTTTAGCAAAGGTATCTAATGAGAATATATCTGTAGATGTTCTAGTAGATGTATTCCTCTTAGTATTTTTGGTTTCAACTGCTTTTGCTGTAACAATTTTATCATTGTCCACATCGAATTGAATCCCACGGATTAGTTCAGCTAGTTTAAATGCATTTGATTTTGCCATGTTCTAATCCTCCCTTATGAATGTCTAATTTGGAACGTGTCTATTGTGGTATTAGTGTTAGCAGGAGTTACGAGTAATCTCATATTTCCTGAACTAACATCTGCACTCAATGTAAACAAAGAGTTACCTGTATGGACATCACCAAACTGTGAATAATATGCGTTAGTACCATCATTTGCAATGATAACATCACAAGAGTGTGTTCCTGCTGAAGCATGTTGTGCTGTCACAAAGAACCTTATACTCTTAATTGATGTTGCGACCTGTTGTAAAACTTGGTCGGCTGTCGTTGCAGAGAACGATGATTCCGTTCTGTTACCTTCAACTAAGTCACTGGTATTGGAGATATTATTAATTACTAATGTATCTCCATTTACTGCGTTTTCTGTTAAAGTGATAGTGGATGAGTTAGTAGTTGTATAGTCTGTACCACCCCCAATCAACTTAACACCGTTTAAGTATACGTTTTCACCACCTGATGTATATGATAATGAATTACCATTGTCATCATTTCCAGTAAATACTGTTTGGTTTCCTGTTACACTATATGTGAACGTGGAATACACATTACCTGCGTTAGCAAATGATAGTGTTCCACTCCCATCGGTTTTAAGTACTTGGTTTGCCGAACCATCACTGGTTGGAAAAGAGTAAGCATCATTGATTGTCAAACTTGTTGGGTTTGAACCTAATTCGACTACAGCTGCAGAACCGTCATTTTTCTCAGTGTAAAACCTACCGTGATAGGTATTTACTGCCAGTTCCCCTAGTGATAAATCACCAGTGCTAGGAACAGCATTCTGAGTAGATGAACGTTTAAACTGTATTACTGTTGCCATGCTTCCTCCAGTTGTTAACTACTACTATTAAAATGTTCCACCGTCAATTGCAGTAACGGTTACGGCACCACTTGACACAGTGAAGTTAGCACTAGAGAAAGATGCAACACCCTTATTAGAGGAAGTAGCGTCTTCAACTGCTAGTGTAATTGCACCAGCACCATTAGTGATTGTCATTGCTTCACCAGCTGTCAATGTAGCTGCATCAAATACTCCACCTGAAGTGTCACCAATTAAGATTTGACCATCGGTTGGAGCTGAACCAGCATATGAATCGATTGAACCACTCAATGATAGAGCTGCACCTTCGACATTACCGAATGCAACGTTACCTAATGTACCTGAGAATACTGAACTTGTGTCTGTTGCGTCTGCAATAAACTTAAATTTAGCATCTGTATCGTCCATACCAAAGAAACCAACTTTAGCACCACTTGAGTTGTACTTAAATTTGATACCTCTGTCTAGGTTGTCGTCTGCAGAATCATCACCGATTTCAAATACTGGGTCGGCAACTGATACTGTTGATGAGTTTACAGTTGTTGTTGTACCATTAACTGACAAGTTACCTGTTACTGTAAGGTTACCTGAAGTTGTTAATGTTGCAGTTGTGATGTCGTCTGAAATTAAGTTACCACCAACTGTTAAGTTGTTTCCGACAGTTACGTTATTAGGTAGACCAACTGTAATAGTTTGTCCACTTGCTGAAGTTTCAATTTCATTTGCAGTACCTTGTACTGTAAGTGATTGTGAATCTAAATCGACTGCACCTGTTCCACTGTCACCTGCTACGTCTAAGTCTTGTGCTGTTACGTTAGTATCAACATAATCTTTAACTGCTGCTGAAGTAGGAATAGTTGTGTCGTTGTCGTTTGAACCGATACCTTCTGATTCGATTACAACCGCTGCAGCTGCTAATTTACCAAATGTTATTTGTCCATTTGCAATGTGAGCTGTGTCGATTGAACCATCTACTAGATGTTCTGAATCAATAGAATCGTCTGCGATTTTAGCACCGTTAACTGCGTCTGCAGCTATCATGCCATTTTCAACTACACCTGAACCGATTGTCATTGCACCATTAGATGCAAGTGTTACGTCACCTGAAACTGCTACGTTATCAAATGAGTCTGAACCGTCATGGACAAGAATGTGTCCTGATGCTGGTGCTGAAATATCTGTATCAGATGCACCTGCGATTGATGAAGTTGTTGATACGAAAGACAATGCTCCTGAACCATCGGTTCCAAGTACTTGTCCGTTTGAACCATCTGAAGATGGTAATGTTAATGTAAGGTTTGAAGCTACTGAATCGGGTGCTTTCAATGCAACGAAATTTGTTCCGTTGTCTGAATCTTCTCTCAACTTGATAGATGCACCTGCTGTTGCACCGTTACCAACTATGAAGTCTGAAGGTGTTGGGGTTGAACCCACCAACATATCCGTGTAGTACTTACCACCAATTTCGTGGACGACTGCTTGGGTACCATCATGTGACTCAATGAAGAGAGTAGCATTTGCACCAGACCCTGCTCTATCCTGAACGTAGGCTAATTCACTTTCTGCTAAATCAGAAATTGCGGGATTAGCACTTCCAGTAGACCTTTTAATCTGAATTACTGTTGCCATTTTTTTCTCCTGAAAAAATTATTATAGTTTTAAAATTTACGTAAATTCTAGTTAACTAGAATATGATTATCATTATATTGCAGTCCACTCACTATGTGGGTCGTGTCTCACTGTCTGACACCTTGATTTGTGTTAGTATTTATAATACTAGAATGTTCCACCATCAATAATTGTGGTAGTTTCCCATTTGTCTGTTGAGGCATTATATGAAAGTATACCTTGGTCTACTTCAGTTGCACTTACATCTGCAATATCACTAATTGAATTGATGTTACCTGTTCCTCCAGTCGTGGAGTCTCCGATTGCAACTTGTTTTGCCTTAATGCCTGTTGATTGTAGTAGTCTTGATTTTAATGTCACGTTACTTGCGTTCCCTGATATCTTTGCTTTTATAGCCATTTAATGAACCCTTCCTATCTTGTTACGCCGGGTGTTATTATTGCTTGTCCCTCGATAACTCGGGTCTTTACACCTGAACTATCTGTTATTATTAAATCATATACATACCTACCAGCTTTTAGACCTGTGGTTTGTGTATCTGTTAAAGTAAGTGTTACCTTACCAGTTGATGGAGTTATAGATGTACTAAACGTTTCTGCAATGGTTGTGGAACCATATGTTTTTCTTATTTGTGCAGCTGCAGAATATCCATTCAAGTCTATGATATTATCACTAGTATCAGTGACATCGATAGTAACTTCGTAATCGGTGCCTTGGTCTATAAATATGTTTGCTATGATTGCCATATAACTATTTATACAACTTTAAGTGTTCGGGTCTGTCAATTGTGAAGTTGGTACACTTTGGTGAGTCTTTTTCAATGTACCACTGTCATTTATATAGACTTCATCCATTTTTCTTAATGTACCAGCATCGTTAATCCATATCTGTTTGATTTTTGCAAGAGGCCCGATTGTTCTTGTTGATGGGAACGGTTGTCGTACTGGTCTACGTCTTGGTATCTGATTATGATAGTTATAAGTCTGTTGCACAGGTCTACGTCTAGGTACCCTATTGTGATACGAATAAGTTTGTTGTAAATTTTTCTGTCTTGATACTCTATTGTGATATGTGTAATCTTGTTGCACACTTCTTTGTCTATCTACTCTATTGTGGTATTGATACGACTGTTGCACACTACGTTGTCTTGATGACCTTTGTAATACCTGAACCCTAGCTGGTTTTTGTCTAGTTTCTTGTGCATTTATTGGTACTCTAACAGGTCTTCTCTTTGACTCACTATTGTTATACTGGTATGTTTGTTGTACTGGTCTTTGTTTAGTTATAACCTGATTCACCTGAACTCTTGTTGGTCTTTGTCTTGTTACGGCTTCATTTACTTGAACTCTAGCAGGTCTTTGTCTTGACACACGTTGTAATACCTGAACCCTAGCTGGTTTTTGTCTTGATACTACTTCATTAACCTGTACTCTTACTGGTCTTCTTCTATCTTCATCTACGTTTCTCTGAGTTCTTACAGGTCTACGTCTTGGTACCTGATTATGATACGAATAAGTTTGTTGAGTAGTCACCTGTTTTTCATTTAGAGTTCCACTTGGGAATGCCGGTGTTGGTGTTGATGATGCAGCCAAAGTAACACCTGAGACAAATGTCTCTTGTCTTGCATATCCTCTAGGTCTTATCCTTACAAAATAACCATCATTATCTCTCAATCGAAGAGGCACCTGGCCACCTGGCGTTGGTGCCGCTTGAACCTGTGATGTAAAGTCTCCTACATTTTCCCATGCAAGTTTAATTTGTTGACCACTATTAAGTTTAATAGCATACTGAGAAGCATTTGGATGTTGTGAAAGAAACTCAACTCCCTGAGTACCTTGTCCTTGAGGGTGTCCTTGTCTTTGTGGATTAGGTACACTTTGGTTTTGAGGTGCTGGTGAAGCTGGACTAAAGTCAGCTGCAAAGATTGTATTTTCTCCAACATACCTTAATCTAGAATTCCATTGTCTTTGTACTTGACCGCTGGGGAATTGAACACCTGAGTAATTCCAAGTATTAGCAACAGCAGGTGCTACAGTATTTTGCATCCCAGTTCCAGTATAGTAAGGAGCTGCTGTTTGTGTGAATGAAGCAGTTGGCCCCCTGAAGAACATTGCACCCCTGAACGAATCACCTTCATGAAAATTTCCTGACCTTGTACCTGTTGGTGTAGGAAAAGGATATTGTTGAGGTATACCATTTATTTGTTGTTGCATTGGAAAACCCATAAACTCGAAAGAAGGTATGGTGCCTGTTACTTGACCATATGGTGTCTCCATCTTAATAGCCGCAGCATCACCCCCACCACCATATACACGCATATAATGAATGTAATTTGAGTGTGCTTGTGACTGAACGGGTCTCTGTCTATTCTCAGTATTGTTATACTGGTACGACTGTTGAGTATTCTCTTGTGTTCTATTATGATACACATACACCTGTTGAGTATTCTGTTGAACACGATTGTGATAAGTGTAATCTTGTTGAGTAGATGTCTGTACTCTGTTATGATACTGGTATGTTTGTTGAGTATTCTGTTGAACACGATTATGATAAGTGTAATCTTGTTGAACACTCGTTGGAACACGATTGTGATACTGATAATCTTGTTGTACAGGTCTCTGTCTAGCTACTCTATTATGATAAGTGTATGTTTGTTGAGTATTTTGTTGTACTCTATTATGGTAAGTATATGGTTGTTGAGTATTTTGTTGTACCCTGTTATGATACTGATATGATTGTCTAGCAGGTCTCTGTCTTGTTACAACATTATTGTACTGATAGGTTTGTCTAGTAGGTCTCTGTCTTGTTACAGCATTATTGTACTGATAGGTTTGTCTAGTAGGTCTCTGTCTAGATTCTACGTTGTTATACTGATAACTTTGTTGAACAGGTCTTTGTTTGTTTTCTTGATTGTTGTACTGATATGACTGTTGAACAGGTCTTCTATCATTGAAGGGTTGTTGAAAACTAGTCCCTGTATTGATATATGTTTCATTTGACATTTAATTTTCACCTCTTAGTCCCATTATACCACATACCACAAATGTCCATTGTTTGTACCTGAAACACTTGAGGGAGCTGTTGAAACTACTTCATAATCTGATTCGACAAAGTCTGAATCTATCTTAACACCTTTCCTTGTATTTATAGAGAGAACACCACTACTATGTGTAAGACCATTACCTGCTACTGAAGACTTAAGTCTTATCTCACCACCATCACCAGCTGCATGGAACTCTAATCCACCACTTACATTTAAGTCTGCAGAAATTTTACCTGTTGATGAATTGTAGTCAATACCTGGCCCACCTGACAAAGCTCCTCTTGCATTTGTATCACTATATTGTGCAGCTGCAGAGAAAGAAAGTGTATTTGCAGTATCATCGTAAGTTACAGTGATATTACTGTGAGTTCCACTAGTAATCATTCCAGCTGCAGCGTCTTGAGCTCTTTCAGTTGTAAAGTACTGTGTACCACTTGTACCAGTTGCAGAGGGGTCTTCTGTCAAGTTACTTGTATTAGCTGCTGCTATTCTAGCATCTGCTCTTGCATTTGTAAAGTAAAGGTTTGTCCCTTCTGATAAATTTGTTGTTGAGAAACCACTCAATGATACAGATGCATTTAACTTATCATTATCATCATCGTGAGTAAATGAGATACCACTATGTGTCCCACCAGTAATTAGTGTTGCAGTCGTATCTCTAATATATTCGGGGTCGACTGCAAATTCTAATGTACCTTCATTGTTGTTATCATCATTATATGTTGTAGATATACCTGTATGTGAACCATTTGAATTTACTATTAAATTTGCAACAGCATCTCTTGCTCTTTCAGGAGTGAAGTATAAGTTTGTTGAACCTTCTGCAAAACTGTCGGTGTTTTCTCCAAGCGTATGAGGTGCAAAACGATTATTAACCCCATCCCATGTGAGTGCTTGTCCAGCTGCAATACCTGAGATAGTTACATCTGACAAATCACCAATACTTGCAGCTCCTATTCTTGCATCAGCTCTTGCATTTGTAAAATATAAGTTAGACCCCTCAGTAATATCACCTGAGTCTCCACTCATCTCACTGAGTTCGTCTTGTAAATCTAATTGTCCATCAACATATGTTTTGACTGCTAACTGTGAAGGAATTAAAGTGTCTGATGCACTTGCAAAAGTATTGTCTGTATCAATAGCTGCTTGTACTCTTGCATCTGCTCTTGCATTTGTATAATATAAGTTTGCAGGGTTTTCATCGATGTGAGAAGTATTTAATTCTATGTTTGCACTTCCATCAAAAGATACACCTGATATATTTCTTGCAGTTTCTAATACTGTTGCACTTGCAGCGTTACCACTTGTGTCTTGATTACCTGTTTGGTTAACGCCAGGCAAATTGATATTTGCACTTCCGTTGAAGGATACACCACCTATTGTTCTTGCAGTCTCTAAAGTTGTTGCTGTACTTGCATTACCAACTAGATTACCTGTTGTAGTATCAATATATGCGTTTGCAAATCTAACACCATTTGAACCTAAGTCTCTTGCACTATCTCCATCGGGAATAATATCACTATCAAGGACACCAGTAAATGTAACTGTGTCTGCACTTGTATTACCTAAGTTTACGTTACCATCAAGATTGGTTTGTCCATCTACTGTTAGAGTTGAATTAAAATCTACGTTTCCATGTACTTCTAGTGTAGTTGAAATGTCAACACTTCCATCTTGGTTCAACGTACCTACGTTGTGTATACCATCGGTTGTTGTAGAACCATCAACATCTAGATTACCCTTAATGTAAGTGTTACCTGTTGCAGATGCAACTGTAAACTTATCAGTATTGACATCAAAGTCACCACCAATGTGTCCTGTTCCTGATGCATCTAAATTACCGTTTAGGTCTAGATTACCATCTATTGTTGTTCCGTCTAATGTAGTTGCACCATCTACGTTTAGGGTTCCATCGATGTCTGCATTACCGTTTGCATTGATGTTACCAGCAGATGTAATAGATACACCTGTTGAACCGAATCCACCACCGACATCTAGATTACCTACGTTGAAATCACCACTGAAGTCTCCTGTGACACCCCCTGTGATGTTTCCTGAACTAATTGATAGTGTGTTGTCTGTAAGTGTAGGTGCAGATAGTGTATGACCTGTATCGAGGTCTACATCACCATTGATGAATGTTTTACCTTCTATCTGAACTACGTAACCTGATTGTAATGTTGTGACAATTGAAGCAATGTCACCGTTAATAATAACACCACTATCGTTGTTATTATAAATTGTGTTCTCTAGTGTTTCAGTCCAAAATGTTTGTACTGCAGTTTGTCCTGCTACATCAAGGAATGAACCTGTAAATGCAACCACTCTGATAACATCACCAGCTGTTGCACCTGATGTAAGTGTAACCCTAGTGTGATTACCGTTTGCATTTACATTTGATATTGTGAAATCTGTTGAGAGTTGTTGTAAGTCACCGTTTTTAAATACGAGGAATCTGTGGTCTCTAAACTCTAATATGTTTTGGTCGGGTGAACTGTCTGCACCATCGAATACTGTTTGACCACTAGTTGCAGTATAAATGAATCCTTGAAAAAAGAATTCTCTATCTCTCAAATCATTTACTGCATCAACAAGAGTAGTTTTATCCTGAGTACGTAAGCCACCAATATCCCCAACATCTGATGCTAGTTCGTTATATGACTGTCTCCACTCTTCTAGTGTAGTATGTTGACTAACTGTTTTGGCCATTTGTTAAATTCCTCAGAATATTCTTTATTTCTTTCATCTCTTCTCTTAGAGTATTTATTTCATTTATTTGTTTTTGAAACACTGTTTTTCTCTTCTTATAGATTGCAAGTGTCTCACTATCATTGTTGATGATAGCACCTGATTCCTCATCTCTATAGAGATGTTGTTCTCCTTGTACTCTTGCCAATTCTTTCATTATGTTGCTAACGCTATTGCTCTAAGGTTAGATACTAATGGAACTACAGAAGTATTATGTGATTGTCCTACAATCTTAATTGCAAAAGAAGAAAACTCGGGTAAGTCTTCTACACTATATTCATATTCTTTAAAGTTCTTACCGTCTTTTTCTACAGTTGTATTTGGTGAACCATTAGTGTTAAAGAAGTTATAACCTACATCATCAAAAGGTGTAGATTCATCATTCAATAGAATCTTGTACATAACTTTTATGTCTGTACTTAATGGACTAAATCCATCTAAGATAACCCTAATAGAAGATGCTGGTTGTTTCAAGTTAACTCTCTTAGTTACATATGTCATTGCATTCAATTCACCCTCTGCATTTTGCGTTGGGATGATTGTTTGTGCATTAAGTGAATCCAAACCATTAATTCTGTTTGCATTACAAATAACACCCATTGAAGATATATCAACTACTGGTGATACGTTTTCATTCAAAGTAATAAATGATATTTGTGTTTTAAATGACCTTGCACCTGACAATGATGCCTGACTTGTTTCATTTATTCTTGATGCAACAATACTTGGTGCGTCTAAGAATACATTATCATTCAATGTAACATACTGAGAAGAATTTCTCATTGTGTAAGGTGTTCCCTTCACAAAACCTTCGGGTGATTTCATTGAACACAATTGTAAGTTACAAGTTAATCTTGTATCTCTCAATGTTAATGATGGAATCATTGTATGAATTGAATCAAAGTAATAGTTTCTTGTAGCTACAACTGCTGTTCCACCACCGATAGATGACTCTACAGTTGCTGTTGCTGTGTCAAAATCAGTTGTAGTCCAATCGATTGGAAGTTCATAACTATCAAGTTTTGGACTTGCAATTGCACTATGTGTTTTGTTTAATAATGATACAGGTACACCACCAAGTGTATCATCAACTGCATCAATATTAACTTGAATACTGTTAGTTGAACTACCTAAGTTTGTAATTGTTAATGTATCTGAAATAGAATAATTACTACCACAGTTCTGTATCTTAATATCTGATATTGCACCACTAGATACTGTGACAAAAAGTGTTACACCTGTACCACTTCCACTCGATGTAGTTTGAACGTCTTGATATGCACCATCTGCTGGTAGTGAACCTGATAATAGTGTTGCACTTCCTTCCCCGATGTTTGTTACACCGTTTTCTCTATCACCCTGTATACCTGAAATGGTTACATTTGATGATACATCATACATTCCGTGTGTATAATGATACACTTTTACAGTACTTTGACCTTGTGTTGTTTGAATCGGATTAACTTGTAATGTATCTGTTGCTAAATCACCGTTCTCAAATATAATGTTTGAAGTTTTTGATGTATCAAACTTTGCAGTTTTCATATGGAACTTAAGGTCTTGTGTTTGTTCTGCAGTCCATGTTGATGCATTTTGTGATTTAAACAATGAACCTGCGTACGGTTGTCCTGATATCAATTGACCAGTTTTAATGTCTGCTTCACCCATTGTTGAAATGAATGTTTCATATTTGTTAGAGTTTGATAATACTACAAAACAGTATTCCTGTCCTTCTTCAACATACACTGGTGAGTTGAATGTAAATGTTGTTGCAGTTGAACCATCCTCAGAAATGTTTATCTCTGAAGGATTCTTAGTTACTTCTGAATATGGAAGAACTATCTGGCCAGGGTAACCATTTACCATGTTTCTAATTTCAACTGTTACAGGTAAACTTTCATCTTTAGTATTGAAGAATAAATCGATTGATGTTATAAACATACCACCACGACTCTCTACTAAGAAAGATTCTGCTAATGGGTCTTGCCATCCTCTAAACTCCCACACATCGGGTATCGCTCTTATTTCATTTGGAATGATTGGTTCATTTGGGTCAGGCGTCACTATAGGTGGTGGTGGAGGTAATGGGTCTGTATTGTCGGGTGGTAGTGGTGGGTCTACTGGTGGTACCACTGGTGGTTCTGGCAATGGAGGTGCTGTCAAATCGACTGCAGTTCTGTTAAAGAACTCACCTGACCTTTCAATACTTCTACCTGATGTTAGATTTTCTCTAATAACTCTACCGTTCTTTGTAGATATAATTTCTGTTTGTGATGATTGCAATAATCCCTGTGCCTGATATACATTACTTGCATATGAAGGTGGGTTAGAAAGATTACTTTCACTTGCAGTTATCTTAACTTCTCTTTGTCCTGTTGGGAATCTTTGTGCATCGTTGTTTGGTATATCGAAATATGCACGAAGTCTTCCGTTTCTGTTTGATTTAACTGTGGTTCCTTTTGCAGTTGCACCACCGTCTCCGAATGCTGAACTGAAAGGTGTAATGTGTGCATTGACATTAATACCATCAAAGAACACATAGTGTTTTCTATTTGGTTGTAAGTTTTGTGCATCAAGTTCTATTCTTCTAGAACGGATGAAAGGAACAATACTTATACTTACAATTCTGTCTCTTCTGTCTTCTACGAAATCTTCAACTACTGTAGTCTTAACACCATTTCTAGTTTGTGTCTCGGGTGTTTCTGTAATAACTCTTGTAACCTCTTCGCCAGGCACCCATTCACCACCTTGTGCTGGGTCTCCTGACCATGCACCTGGCCTTGATGAAACAACTTCTTCATTAACTGCATTAGGTTCACCTACCCAAGTTGTTTGCCATGCATTCCATACAGTTCCTAGAGAGTTTGCATTCTCAGCTAATACTGCATCAAAGTTACCTTCTCTATTGATTCTAACTTCGGGTAATCTTTCAGAGTCATTCCATACATCTGAATTTGGTGATAGTGTAAGATTACCAATGAATGCAAAAACGTTGTATGGGTTAACATTAATTGTTCTAGATGCTTTGTCTTGGTTTACATATGTCTTTTCAGTAAATGGTAATGTAAGTAAGTTACCAGTCTTTGCATAACTTGAACTACTGTTGGTATTTAAAGCTAAATCAAAGAATGAAGTGTAAACCTGAGGTCTTAGTGTACCCAGTTTAGTATCAACTGCAACACCATAATCGGGATGTGAAACATCACCGATACCATGACCTTTAAATGAATCAACAACAAATCCTGATTTATATCTATCGAATCCATCTGCATCTTGGATTTGCATATTCTGTGTATCTCTTTCTAATAGAGATAGTGTTGTAAGTCTTTCTAAGTTTGCAACTCTATTTTGTATCCTACCGATATCCTTCATGGTATATCGTCTATGGTCGATACTCTTAATTTTTATTTTCTTTACATTTGCAGTGAAAGGTGGAATAAACAATTCAAACATTTCGATTGCATCGTCCATTACCTTTGGTTTAGTTGGTGATAAAGCTGGTACTCCACTGTTTACTTGGAAGTTACCTGCTTTGTGTAAGAATACTTTATCAATTCTAGGTACATAGAAAGTAATGTCACCTTGAATTGAACTATTTGTTACTGGTACATCTAATGCAGATGCAGTAAACTCTGTACTCTCATATTTAAATGGAGCTGCAGTAATACCTGTACTATTATTACTGATATCTACAAGACTTGCACTTGTTGGGTCGATGTCTTGTGTTGAGAAACTTGATAGACCGATTAACTGGTCTGCAACTGGTCTAAAATCAACTGCATCCGATAATTCAAATTGTCCATCGGGTTCTAATCCACCCAAGTCTACTTTGTTTGGTACGTACTTTGGAATGTCTTGATATGAAATTTGGTTATCATAAGATGATACATCAAAGAAGTTACCAGCACTATGTGTAAAGTAATCAAACACAATTAGTATTGCATTGTTTGGTGCTGGTTCACCTGGCTTTAACTGTATTTTTGCATAGTCATAGAAACCATCTCTCTGACCATCGTCAAAGAAGTATCTGTTCTTAATGTCTTTACTACCTGCTGATACATTTGATAATGTTCCTGTTGCAGTAGATGTTTCTCCTACTACAGATTCTGATGCACTGAATCTTTTACTTGACAAGTAATAGAAGTATGATGTATTATCATCACCTGCGTAGTTAATGATTTTTGCTCTTGCACCTGATGTCTGTCCTTTAATGACTTCTTTATCTACAAAAGGTATTCCAGCATTTAATTGGTCGATAGTTGCACTAGGTGGTAAAGGATTACTTCCTGCCTCTGCCTCATATATTCCTCTGATTTTAAATACGTCTGCAAGACCTAATGATATTTCTTTGTCATCGTATCCAGTTCCATAAAAACCATTATTTGAAGATTTGGTACCGACTTTTAACATCTTACCTTCTCTTAGTGTTTTATTTCTTTGTACTGGAGAACCGATGTTTACTGTATATGATATCTTTATAATTGCACCATTGTTTGCAGTGTTGAGATTACCAAATGATAATGTGGTACTATCTCCTGACAAACTGGTGAAGAAATCTCTTGGGTCTAATACGTCACCGTTTAGAAGTGTAGGTGAACCTGATGCCTGTTCAATAACTGCCATCTCAACAAATGAGTTTACATTCGATGCAGTGATAGCTGGGAATGTATTTCCTGAACCTGACGATATAGTGAATGCTTGACTAGCTACCTCTACTGTTGTCTGTCTTCTTACCTGACAACTATCGGGTGTAAATGATTTTACAAAATCTCTACTGAATGCAAAGATATTTGCAGTTTGGTTTTGGTCGTATAGTTTAACTCTTCTTCTTGATACATTACCCTGATAACTATCACCAGCACCTATATTACTTGTAAGTGTTAATGATGTTGCAGTTCCAACTGCTGATACAGTGTATTCGTCACCATCAATTGGGTTGACAATGATGTCTCCCTCTTTAAGTTCTTCTTGGAATCTTGTTCCAAAACCTACTACTGATGCACTACCAGCTGTAAGTGATACTGTTCCTGATAAAACTTTTTCTGCATCAACTATTACATCACCAGTAAACTTTTCTCTACTTGCATTACTAGGTGTTTGTGATACACCTCTTATTCTATCAATGTTGTAATTTCTAACAGATGAAATACCATTGGTGTATGTTGTTGAAGTAGTACCTGTACTCTTAATACTGTTACCTACTACGAATGAACCCTGAACATCGTGAACCAAAATAAAGTCATTTGTATAGTCAACATCTGCAACAATACCGTGAGCTCCTGTTACTTGGTCATCTACTCTATCACCTACATTAATTGGAGTTACGTTTTGTAAATTAGTGATTCCAATTTTGGTAAACATCTTAATGTCGAACAAATATAATGCATGTCTAGATAATGGGTCTAGTACACCATCAGAGTTTGTATCAACACTTTCTAATTCATCAAAGTTTCTTACTCTTGCAAAACCGATTTGACCACTTGATGGTTCAGTGCCTGGCGTAGCAATAGTACTATCATATAATTTGATTAACTGGTTTGGTTTTAATGTGTCTTCTCCACCCTCATTACCAAACTCGGGTACTGAGTGAACACTTCCTAATTTAATATAATTACCAAGTCTTGCAGAAGTCGATGTTCCTGACAATGATGCAACGGTTCTTGCTTTAGGTATTGATATAGGTGTTGTACCTATCTTATCAATTTCATGTCCTCTGACATATGCCTTGCCTGGCGAAACTTGTAATACGAACTTACCAATATCTCCACCCTGTGAAGTAGTGTAGTATCCTTGATTATCGTTTTGTTGTAAGTGTTCTCTAACAGCTGGTATAAACTGTCTAACAGTAAAGTCACCTGATTGGTCGTATGTTCTTCTTGCAAGTGCATTTTCAAAATTACTGTAGTTTGCAGAAGATACTTTTAGTTCTGTTGTACCATTTACCACTCTGTACAATTCAATGAAGTTAGTGTCATCGGTTGCAGTAACTAACTTTTTGACGAATGTTGTTTGGATTTTAAATCTATCTGCGCCAGGTGCGTTTTCGTTTGTTGTTCCCTGTGCATTGTCTAATAGTGAACTGTCATCTGCAGAAGATATCAATTGTTCTGAGATATCTAAACCAATTCTATATGATGGTTGTCCTGAATACTTTTCTAAAATTAATTGTGCAGCGTCAACCTTTACAAAGAAACCTCTTAGGTATACTACACCTTCTGTGATACTTGCAATAGATGAACGACCAACTGGAAGTTTATCAGTTGTCTGAACTTTAAATTGATTGTTATTACTTGCAGAAGTTGGGTTACCATTTTCATCGATACTTACTTCTTCTAGTTCTTCATCTGCATCAAAGTAAAATGAGTTAGATGAATCTGTTCCACCTGCTAAATATTTTACAATAAGAGTTGTTGGGTCATCAGATGTTTCTGCAGCTGTTAGATATACTCTTGCAACTGCACCTGAAGTTTTACCCTGAATGTATTTGTCTTTAAATGATGCTAGATATGTGGAAACTGAACTGTCCCCACTACTATTTGGATTGACATTATTAACCTTTACATAACCGTAATCATATACTACGTCTGTTTGAGCTCCATCTACAAGAGACCCTTCCTCAAACACATGTCCAGCAAATCTTTCGACTTGATTCTGTAATATGGATTGAGACTGAGTTAATTCTCTTGCTTGTAATGGTCTCCCAGCACGAAATAGTACTTTATGAAACTTCTTGTCTTCAGAAAAATCATCGTGATACGGGGTTACATTAAGGTCTGTCTTTTCTGTCATAAATTTTTACCAATATTTTAGTTTAAGTTCTAAGAACTTGATTACATCTCAATAATGAGTTTAATATCTTCTATTTGGTCTGCCGCTCTTGAAACTGCACCCCTGTTTTCGATGTATGTAATATTTCCTGAATGTCTTTCAACTTCGGGGAAGTTACTATCAACTGCACTTACTGTACCAATTGTACTTGCACCAACAAACACTGTATTAGAACTTGTGAATGCATGATATGTGTTATCACTATTTGCAACCTTAAGATAAGATACAATTTTATTTGTAGTGTCGATTGATACTACTCTTCCGTTTGCAACACCAACACCATCTGATGATGCATTTCTAATGATGTCATCAATTGCAAGACCTGATACACTTGATAGTGTCATCTTATCATATGCAGCTAGTGTCGCTGCAGATGCAACTGTTGTTGTTCCATCTTCGAATGGGTCTTTAACTAATCCGATTCTTCTGAAATCGTTATCGGTTGGGAAGTCACCTGAACCTTCTGCAAACTCTAATCTTGAGTTTACAATCACATAGTTACCACCTAGTTCTGATACTGGGTCTGCACCATGACCATAAATTGGAGATATGATTGGTGTTAATGAACCACTTGTACCTGAACCGATACCTGAGATATCACTGATATTAATTGATGCTCTTCTGTAACCACTTCCTTCGTTTGTTACTGTGACGTATGTGATTGCATTTGAAGCTACAACAACTGTACATGTACCACTTGTTCCATCACCTTTGATAGGAACATTTGTGTAAGTACCGTTAGTGTAACCTGAACCACCGTTAGTGACTCTAACGTGTAGAACTTCACCATCGTCTGCATTGTTCTCAACATCCCATTGAGCAGAACCATCGTCACTGGCAGCGGAACCGAGTCCTGTCTCTCCGTTTACTTCTGTTTGAGCTCCCAATGTTTTCACTGGGATAAAATCGTTTGTTACAAATTTGATAACGTCTGATGCACTAATAGTGTACATGTATTTCCAAAGGTATCCTCTACCTGAACCAGCACCAGTATCTGATGTTGCCACTAGGTTATCGGGGTCAACACCTGTTGGTTTTACAGTTGATGCAACTGCAACACCTGAAGTGTTTCTTCCAGTTCTGATACACTTATACACGTTGTATTCATCTGTGATAACATAGAATTTTGAATCATACAAACCTGTTGCACCTGAAGGAGCTGTGTTTGTTGATGAGTAATCGTGTGCATATTCGTCATAGATTGTTCCTGATGTCCAATCTCTTCTTGCAAGACCGTGTGATACGTCTGCAGTATTCACTTTCTTAAGTGAAACCATATCTTCATAAGCTTCAATCTCATCTCCAATCGCATTGATTGGGGTTTCTACAGTATCATCTGTTCCCCAAAGATAAGGTCGTCCTATAAAGAGGTATGTCGAGGAATTTGCTTCCCCAAAATCTTCTTTAAATTGTTTAGCATTATTAATCCTAAACTTTTCTGTAATTATAGCTGCCATTTTTTATAATCTCCAATTAATATAAACTATTTATACAATCAACCCGAGCTAACATAGGAAGAAAGTGTAATATTTGATTTTCTGTTTGCTTTTTCTTCAAAATCGGGTACTAAGTAGGAAGAATAGTAACTATTTAAGTCTTGAATTCTCAATCCTTCGAGTTTACTTCTTTCATCCATCAATTTTCCACCCTCATTTTCTAATAATATTGCGTCATCATCACCGTGATGATGGATATAATATGCAATGTCAAATGCTCTTTGATTTGATATTATATTTATACTTCGTAAAGTAGGCCCTAATCTTGCACTTGAAACTGTAGATGCAACACCCAAACTTCTTTCTGACACAAAATATTCATCTCTAATTGTTATGGTTGCATCTTCTAATACCCATTTCTCATTACCGATGTTAACCCCATTAGTATTGGTTGTTGCAGTTTCAAACAACAATGCATCTCCAGTATCTTGGTCATGTGATTGATTAGGATATGCCTGTTCATCATCTACATGGTCTTGTTGTGTTTCATTTGATGGTGGTTCTTGTACCAAGAAGTTATCCACAGGTTCTTGAATCACTCTAGAACCATCTTCAAATATTAAGAACTCTTCTGCATATGAATCAAACTGAAGGACTTTACCTTTATCTGCTGGTCTAAAACTACCACCTGTTACTAGGTCTTCTCTTCTTTGATATTCGTTATTGTTAAAGTCTAGTGACAATGATGTTTTTGCAAGATTACCTGATACACCACCTTCTTGTCTCAATCCTACCTGTGAAACTGATGTTGCAAACGAATTGATAACAAATAAATTTAAGTGTCTTGCTCTGTGTGAACTATCACCTATCTCTGTGAATGCACCTGATTTTGCACCTGCTGGATTTGATACACTAACAATGTCATACGTTGTTGGTTTAATTGCACCATTTGTTCTTGGGTCTGTTGTTGCAGTCGGTATACCTGCTTCATTTAATACTACTAATGCATCATTGAGTTCATCTTCTCTTGTCTCCATGATGACAAACACTTTATGTGTTGAGTTAATCTTAGCTTCTACTTCTAATACTCTAGAAACAAAACTGTCATCACTCTCAAGAATTTCTGTTCCAATAACATAACCCTGTCCAGTGACTTGGTCAATGATACCTGTTACGTTTATATCGTTTCCACTATCATAAACAATACCGTTGATGTATCTTTCTGCTTTTAGTTTACCGTCTAATGTGTCTTCTAGTTCAATAGGATAATAATTATTGACTGCATTATCATCTGATGTATTCCATGTCTCATCTTCCCATACTATGTCTACTGAATCTACTTTTGAACCAATGATGAGTGTAGGTATGAATGCTCTTGTTGTTTCAGTACTATCAAATGTTCTGTTATATACATCTGCAGTTGCATTAACGTTTGTTCTAATTGCAACCTCACCAAAGAATATGTGTCCAGCAGGGTGAATGAGGTTCTTAACAATAGACCTCCACTTGTTGATAGATTCACCTACTTTGATTACATATGAATGTGTTTGATAATACTTACTATCAAAGATGTTCATTGCAGATGCATCTAAGTAACCATAGTCGTTTGCAAAGTTTCCATCTTCTATTGCCTCACCAACAAAGTTACCCATTGCTCTAATAGGATTGAACTTTGCAACCTTAGAAGTTCCACCAGTAAATGTTAACCGTTCTCCTTCCTTAAAATAACCTGTGAGGTCTTTAAATTTTAATACACTAGTTGTTGTATTGTAATCGATAACAGTACCTGTTGCACCTGAGGTACTACCTGTAATTGTTACTCCACGTGCAAGAACACTTGTTGGTGTAGTGACCAACATTGGGAAAGTACTACTTGACTTTATCTTACCATGTGTGTTATACTTATTACCCACCTCTGTCATTCTTAGTGAACCAACTCCACCAATAGTTGTTGAGTATGCAAGAACTTTTGCGTTCGTTCCTGATGGTACGTTGTGTTGTTTTATTGTTCCAGTTGCAGAGGATTGTGAACCCGTAATGGTTTCATTAGTATTAAATGAACCTGAATCATCGGGTCTTCTTTGTACTTCTAATCTGTTACTATCTGTATCGATATAGACAATCTTACCAGTTCCACCACCAGCACCAGTTATGGTTTCACCTACTTGGAATCCTGATAGGTGTGTTGCAGACATATAAATGTATCCGCCAGGTGCAGCTGTTGGTAATGAGTTGTATCCAGCACCTTTATTGAGTATAGTTACTTTTCTAATTCCTGTGGGTGCAGTTAGACCATCAACACTATCGTATGTTAGAGGTGTTCCGTCTTCTGCAAGAATACTATTAAACTGACCAAATATTTCTACAAAATCTCCACCGTTTAATGGAGTGGTAAATGTTATTGTATCGAGATTGTCATTTATAGTAAACCCATCTGTTTTGGTTACACCGTTTAAATCAACCCTTACAGTGTTTTCATCAAATGCCATGACAAGATTATTATCATCTAATCCTGAGAATACTGATTGTCCACTTGTTGCAGTATACTCGAAGTGTCCGAAGTGTACACCTGATTCAGATAACATGATGTCACCTACAGCTTCGATTCTACCTAATGCACCTGAACCACCAGTTCCTGCGTTATCAAATATAATCAAATCACCGTCTGCAAATCCACTACCTTGTTCGGATATGTAAACCTCTGTGACTGACCCTGATGTTAACCCATCAACCTGACCTGTTGCATCAGTGGCGTCATCCCCTTTTCCTGATTCAAAAACTATATTATCAGTTAAGGTGTACAGTGAACCAAGTGTTGCAGTGTCATCTTCGTTAATGAATCCTGTTCCATCCTCTAATAACAAATCACCTGAGTTATCTTCTAAATTAAATGCGTTAGAATAACCTACACTTGTTGTTGCACCTGATATTACACCTCTAAGTATACCTGTTTGTATTTCTTTGGTTTGTCTGTTTTCAACTTCTATCGAACCATCTACTGTAAACTCACCGAAGTGAAAATCTGATATTTGTACTTTGTAGTTAATCTCAGAGTTGGGGTCAAAGAATACACCTTCGATTACAGCTTCTGCAACCTTATTACCTAGTGAATCTTTTTGTACAATCCTACCATTTGATGGTGGTTGAAATCTAGGTTCATCCATACGAACTTGTACAAAGTTCTTTTGTTTCCAACCTGAATCTGATACATGAAGTGTGTTATCAATAGGATACACAACTTCTGCATTTTCTTTGTAAAGGATTCTAAACAAGAACTCTAGGGATTGTTTTGTACCCTTAGTCTTGTATAAATCCTTAATGTGTTTTATAATAAGTTTCTTATCTGCTTCAATCAAGAAATCAATTGATGGCATGAAGTCCTTTTGGAAATATGCAAGAAACTCTTCTGTTGTTCTGTCGATATCAGAATAATCTAATAACTTGTTATTTGCAAGTATAGAATTCTGTCTATGTGTTTTTACTTTACCAGTTTGATTACTGGTTCTACCGAGGACTTGTTCACCCTCTTTGAAATTGTAATCAGTAATCATGTCTAGATACATGACTTTATCGTTGATTACTTTTATCTTTGCTAATGCACCTGATGTCTTACCAAAAATATACTCACCAACTTGAAAAGGTTGAGTAGAAGATAAGTCGAGATTAGCACCGTCCCATATAGTGAACTTATTGTTCACCATAGGGGTTGGTTTAGCAGTTTCAGTTTCTTGAACGATACTTCCACTACCATCTTCTAACCCTAAGGTTTGAAGTTCACCTTGAGAATCTAGAGTCAGAATGTCCGACTCTAGAAAGTCAAAGTATGCATCTAAGAAGGCAACAAATTCGGGGGATTCCTCCCTTAGGTAATCGGGTAAAAGATTTACTAATCTATCCGATAAATTGTGTACCGTCTTATATGTTTTCATTAATAGTTACCTATTATTATACTACTGTTGCACCGTTTGATTCAGCAATTGAATACCATGCAGAACCGTCCCAAAAACAAATAACTGCTTCACCCTTACTGTCTAAGACAATTTGGTTTGAAGATGCTGAGGATGAACCCCAACTTGTTACTGTGATGTTTGCGTCTGCAGCTGCATCGCCTGGGTCTGTTGTCATGATAATAATTTTTAACTGACCGACATGGTTACCATTATCCAATGTGTATGCAATGTCACTGTTAGAACCTGAGATATCAATCTTAGTTACTAGTGTGTCATTACTACCCAAATTAGTTTGTGCAGTTGTTTCTGTTTCAATAGAATCACAAGCTAAAGTACTTGGGATGTTTTGGAACAAAGTTGCCAGTGACATTTTTTTGTTTACTGGTGTACCGCCGGGGTTATCTACAATGTGCAATAAGTCATCCGTACCAACTTCTGTTGATGCTATGGATGACAATGCTGTTATCTTTTTATCTGCCATTTTTTTCTCCTAAAAATATAATCCGAGTTAACGGGAAACTACTCGCGGGACTCGCGTCACGTTTTTCATCATTATGAGTATGTTGGGGTTGAGTTAAATCCAACTCCAGCACTCGATTCACCACTTGCGATGGTGTCTGCCTCACCTTTAACCGTTACGTTACTCAACTTGATGTCAATTAATTGACCTCTAGAAGAGACGATGTCATTACTGACTGGTGTCACGGTGAAAGCTATGGTAGAATCAGCATTACTTGTATCAGTAATATTAATTCCATCAATCTTTATTTCTCCAGTACCATAGTTTACAGTTCCTGCTTCTGAGTCTACATAAACTCTGTTTGCACCTGACTGATAGTAACGTCTTATTTTACCTAAACCGTCATCATCAAAGAACTGTGTATTTACACTATCTCCTGAAACTTTAAAACCTGTTGATTGTAATATACCACCACCTGATGCATTGTGTCCATCATGTGGGTGATATAGTCCATTACCAAAAGTTATAGTATAACCTAATGATTTATTTTTGGTAATAATTTGTTCGTATTTTAATTTGACTCTTGATATACTTGAGAGTATAGAAGAGTTTGCATTATCTATTGCACTAGAAAACTTAGAATATCTAAAGATAGAATCAAATCCATTTAGGAAATTACTATCATAATTATCGATTGCAGTTTCTACTGCACTTTCTAGTTCACCTAAACTAACTGTTGCTTCTCTTGGATTGTATTTGAAAACAACATTAAGTATAATGTCAATTACTTTTGCATCTACTATGACTGGTCTTACAGTTAATATGTTAAGGTCTCTTAATTTTGCAACCACGTCTGCCTTCTCAGCTGTTGAAAGGTAATTACTGTTAACTGGTTTTAATGATAAGAATATCTTACCATACTCGGGTGGATTGTTATCTTCCCCACCCCATATTGCAATTGCATCTGCATTCGGATAGAACTCTGACACTTTAGATTTGTAGTCATCAAGTGTTACCAGTCTGTTCTGTGATGCATAAGATTTAGATGCTTTGAATTTTATTGATTCAATAGATTCTTTTTCTGCACCACCATAAGCAGGTGTAACATTTTGTATTGATGCATCTGAGAAACCATTGATGTTATCTACTAGTGCAAAGTTCAAAGCACCATTTGCATGTACCACATCTGTTACAAGATATGTGACCTGAATGATATCACCATCAAAAGGTTTTGCACCTAGTGTATCATCTCCGAAATAAAATTCTGTGTATCCATCTTCATTTTCTTGAGTGAAGTAAACCTTTGCAGTTGTTGTAATTGATGATACGTTTTCTGCTTTAGTGTAAGATGATGTCTTACCATCACTAATCAATTTTACACCTAAGGTCGTAACATCACTTCTTAAATTTGATAATACAAACTTAGGATTTTTTTCTGTGGAGTCGTATACAAATGTATCGGTTACATAGACACCTTGTTTTACATTAACACTTGGATAAACAAAAGTGGTACCATTCTGAGTAGGAGTTACAGATGCTGTTGCAACAAACTCATAGGTTGTTCCGTTATAAACAGTAGAGAATCTTTGTCCTCTAGGTAATGTCATAACTGCAGATGATGGAATAGTTCCATCTGCATTCCTGACTCCTACCAAATTAATATCAAAAACTGATGTTGCACTTGATACACTTGAAGGTGTAAATCCTAAATCTTTTGCACGTGATACTACGTTCTTTCTGATTTGTGCAGAATCTAAAAACATCTCACTAGCTGCAAGGTTAGTATTGAATGCAGAGATGTGAGATGAATATGCAAGAAGGTCAATTAGTGTTGCAAGGTTAGAACCTTCGAAGTTATAATCCTTGAATGCATCTTGTCCTTTTAGGAAGTTTTTGAGGTTACTCGATATATCATCGAATCCTATGTCTGTAACGTTGAGTGTTGAACTTTTTACTTTTGCCATTATCTTACCCTACTTAAAGTAACTGTTAATTGTTGTTTATCTAAATTAGTCTGTCTAATTCTGTACGATATCTTTACGTCTACTTCTCCTCTACCAGTTACTTCTCCGAACTTAACTTCTACTCCTGTAACTCTTGGTTCAAAATCTAAAATAGTTTTTTTAATATCTTCTGCATACTTGTAATGATATCTAGGGTTATCTAATTCAAATAACATCTCCCTAATATTACTACCAAATCCTGGCTTGAATGGTCTCTCATAATAGTTAGTCATCATGATATTACGTACAGCTCTCTTGACTGCATCGGTATCATACTTTAATGATATGTCACCAGTAACTGGATGTGGTCTGAAAAATAAATCTAAGTCTGCGTAGACTTTTTCTGATACTGTTTTCCCACTTGAGTTGATTTCTTTGTATGCCATCTAACTATTTATACACTAAACTTTGATTATTGAAATACTACTTCCTAAAACAGGGGCAGTATTGAAAATAACATTACTTGAACTGATAGTATATGAACCTGTAAGAGGAAGAACACTCTGTTCTTCTCCATCAACAAAGACCTTTACTGTACCAACACCACTTGGTATTGAGAATATAGTAGTATTTCCGTCTGCAGTAAAACTTGAAACACCCTCATTACTTCCAGCATCATTGAAACTTATGAATCTTTGTATTAGTTTTCCATCTACAACTGTATCTTGATTTTGTTTCTTAGTCTCTGAATCAATCTGTTGTACTCTTTGTGAATTATCATTATTAGGTGTAACTTGTTGTACACTCATTACACCTTTAATACCAACGATGGTCGGAATTGCAGGTGGGAATCCTATTAGTTTTAGAAAATCACAAAATGTAAGTGTTAGTATTTCAAATATTTTTCCTAGACCAATTGCACTGAAAAACTTCTTAACAATCTTAACCCAATCAAACAACAACTTCTTCTGCCAGTTTTGACAAAAGTCTTGGAATGCAATTTTGATTTCCATAATCTTTTGTTCTAATGATTCTACAGTTGTTTTAATCTTACCACCGATGATGGATAGTATATTAAACCCAAACACCGATAGTTTGTTCAATGCTTCATCTATCTTCTCACCAATCTCTCTTAGTTCTTTCATGATAGCTTCTTTTGCAAGTGCAGTAAGATTACCCAAACTTAATTTCTCCAGTAATTCCTTTCGTTTCTTCATAAACTTTTCAATAGCTAAATCTACTAATGCACCGATGTCGGGTATGGTGAATAGTTTTATAAGAGACGGTAGACCTAATGCATCCCATATCTCTTCAAACTTATCAATCAACTTTCCAAAAACTTTAAACAGTGCATTGTTTAGAAAACCCTGTATCTCTGTTTTGATATACTGCCAAGTCATCTTTGCTTTCCACTCATCACAAAGAACACCGAACTCTGCTTTCCATGCTCTTAACTTTTCGGGTATTAGGTTATAGAAGAAATCAATCTTTGCAAGTATCTTAGCTCTAATCTCTGACTGATATGTGGGGTCAAAGATTCTAACAATGTCAATTGCAAGTCCACCAAATTTGAAAATCAAATCTATTGGTATCAACTTCATTATAATTTCTGCAACCTTTCTAGGTATGTAAATGTGAAACTCTTGAATCAATTCAGTGATTGCATCGTTAATCTCTTTCTGCCATTCACGTATCTTACCTTTAAAATCCCAATAAGGACTCAACAAGTTTTGTAACTTCTTAATAAAGTCTTCTATAGTCTTTATAAGTTCCCGTATCTCTTTACGTAAGTCTTCTGTAAGTTCATCTGCCATAGTAACAAGTGCAACTCTAAGTTGACTTGGTATTTGTGCAAGTTGATTAAGTGCATTGACTAAGTCTTCCTTAGTTGGTAAGGAAAATATCGTGTCGGGTGAACATCCAAAAGATGTTGGAACTTGTACTGTGAATGCCATTATGAATTAAGTTTAAGTATGTTTCCGTAAAGACTGATAGTAGGTGCAGTGACTGACAAGTCTTTGATTGATGTAATATCAGTTTTACCTGTTACATCAATTTGTGCATCACCACCAACGTCTAATTTTGCATCACCTAAAATCTTGACATTTACTTTACCACCGATGTACACTTCGTCATCTTTACAGACAACTGTGTATCTATCGTTTACAATTCTAGTTACCTCAGACCCATCATGATGAATCTCATGGAATGTTCCTGACCTGTGTTGAACTGCAATTCTTTCGTGGTTAAGTGTATCATCTACTTCTAGTAAATGACCTGATTCTGTGAATGTTGTTTTATTGTATGGATACTTAGGTTCTCTTTTTACACCTATATCTGTGTCTTTGAAATTGTCTAGAGATATTTCTCTATCTTTATAGTTTGGTTTTTCACCTGTATGGTATTTACCTAAATCACTCTCACCTCTCTCTAGTGGATAATATGGTAAATCGGATTTAGTTACTTTGTCATTGGTAATCTTACTACCTTTACCTTTGTAATCTATTTCGATTTTGGATGGTAACTTAGGTGACTCTTCGATTGATACGTCTAGTCCAAATCCTCTTTGTGATGCATGTTTAGGATTCTCTCCATCGGGTGTATTTTTATAATCTGATTTAGATAACAATCTAGGGTCATTAAACCCGTCTGTTGTTTTAGGTCTATATTTTTGTTTGTCATCTTCTCTAGAATATTGTGATGAGATACCAGCAACAACACCTGTGATGACTGGGTCTTGCATAGCTTTGTCTCTGAAGAACCCCACTACATTTGTACCCTCAGTCAAACCGTGTTGTGTACCAAAACCTGAATGACCTGTAGATGTAGTTGGAAGGATAACCTGACACCATGGTAAGTCGGGTGTTGATATCATTTGTTTATCATGAGTGTGATACCCATGAATACGAACACGAACCCTTCCTATCTTTAGAGGGTCATGTCTGTCTTCAACTACTCCGTAAAAATTTATCATGTTCTTTCACCTTTTTGTGGTGTATCATCAACTCTAACTCTTTCAATTGGTTTTGCAAATGATTCTTTTACACACTCTAGTATTAACTTAGCAGAATCTTTATTACCTATCTCTAGTGTCATGTCTGTAATCAGATACCTATCATCTGTCTTCTCATCTTTTGGCATCATACCATCATCGTGAGGAACCTCTGCAGCTGGAATATCTAATTCTACAACTGTACCCACTGATACGTCTGACCTTGCAGACACCTCAACCACAACAATATTCTGTTGTAACTGTTCTAACATTGCTTGTCTCTGTAAACAACTGTTTTCATTGTTGTCTGAATTATATGAGACAAAGACTTCCTTATCGTCTATTTTTTTTCTATTATCATATGCATGAGGCATTACATAATCATATTTTACTACTGAATTATATGATTCATTTAAACCATCCTCTTCTCCAAGTGTAACAACTTCGGGTGATACATCTTGGTCTTGTATCATTTTTCCTCTTAATAGTTTCTCAGGCCCTGATTTAATCATAGGGTATCCTGATAAATGGTCTTTCATTGTTTCATTGAAGTGTTTACTTAAATCAAAGACACTACTCTTTACTGTTTTGTTTACTGGATTGAATGTTTTTAAAGTAGATGCAAAACCACCATTTTGTAAACCTCTTAGAGTATTAAAATGTGAAGGTCTATGATACCTAAGTATTTGAGTATTCAAACCGACTTGTTGGTCTTCTCTAGATAACTCTCTATTGTCAACTGAAGACCTATCTCTATATGTAAATTTTACAGGTGCATTTAACTTTATCATTTCATGTAAAGGCATAAATCTCATTCCACCTGTGAGTGTAGAAAATAAAAAGAATGAGTTTTTATATGCAATTTTTCTATCTGATGTGTCTGCATTATCTTTACAAAACTCTAGTACACTATTAACATTCCAATTGGGACTAATGAACTGAACATTCTTTGGTTCTGAATCAACAAACAAATCTAGGTCGTCTCTTTTTGCACCCAACTCATCAATCAAAACATTTGCAAGTACACTGGTCATTGACCCCCTATACACTTTAGAAACTCTTTTCTTTAAACCAGTCATCAACATAGGGTCACATATATGTAATG